CGGATCGCGAACTGGCTACCAGTCACGCTTTCTGTGTAATCCACCTCAGCACCTTGGACATATTGACTGCTCATACCATCAACTAAGATATGAACACCGTCTTTCTCTATGTCAAAGTCACCGTCCTGTACTCCCTCGTCATCGAGGGTGAATCCATATTGGAAACCTGAGCATCCGCCACCTTGCACGAACATACGCACCTTGATGTTAGGATCGTTCTCTTCTTCTATGATTTCTCTGATTTTTTTAACAGCAGAATCAGTTATAGTAATCATATTGGTTTCTCTCCTGTAAGATAAGGTTTGGAAAACCATAGCTTGAACCACTCTGGTGTTCCTGGTTTGATTTTATGCTTCTTCTCTAACTGCTGTTTCTCGTTACCAGTTATAGAAACGTTACTGCCTTGCCAAGGTTGATATCCTTTGAATTCGTTGATGCCAGCTAGTTTTTTAATCTCTTCTAGCTCGTCCATTACATCCCCGCCTTCGCTAGTTTAGGATCTAAGTTTGATACACCTTTAGCCATCGCTAATTTTTTCAAGTCATCCATGTCTAACGGTCCAACGCTATTCACATCTTTGCGTGTAGGCATGCCTAAGTCTAGCCATAATTTAAATTCTTCATCTTTCATCTTGCTGTATGGGCTCCAATCTATATCTACTTCTTCGTCGCCCTTTTTAGCGACATGTGATAGTTTCATTACATCACCATAATCTTCTTCACTGGTAGTATATTCCCAACCCATATATTCTTCTTTGACTTTAGCTGGAAGTCCCTTGTGTTTAGTCTTAGCGTAATCTTTGGCGGCTTTCTTTGGCATTTCTTTAGCCGCTTGTTTTAATTCTTTTGAAGCACCTTTAATCTTCTCACCTTTCTGCATAGCGTGTACCATGCCCATGAAACGTTGCTGTGCTTTTGATTTCGCTTTTTCTGTTATGACTTCATTTATTTTCATTATTTTATTCCCATACCTTGTCTTACAGCGTTGAATAAATCTTGTGCGTATTGTCCGGCACCTGTAGCTTCTTTGAATTTTTCAAAGTCACTGTTAGCCGCGGCAGAACGTGCCATGGTAGCACTGATCCCTGATACACCTTCAGCACCATCTTCGCGTTCACCACTGGATCTAAAATCTAATATATCGAAGTTGTAGTAACCGTGTGATTTACCTTCGACACCATTATATTGTTTTAGCAACTGTGCCATAGCATCTAATCTATCACTACCTGCTACGAAAGTAGCGTTGCGGTAACCTAAGTCATATAAATGCGAAGCTACCTTCATCACTGTGTTAAGGTTGTTATCTATTATGATGTTGTTAGCGTGTTCAGGAAACATCATCTTGATGAACTTGATTTTAGTCTGATAATCTAATGGATTCTTCTTAGCGTCTTGTGTTTGGCTTAAGAATATCTTGTAGTCCCTGCCAGCGTTCTCTGTGGCATTCAATAGGGCTTCGTGTCCCACTGTTGGAGGATTCATCCTACCAAAAGTAAAGGCAACGTGTTTGCCTTCTGCCTCAGATAATATCTCGAAAATTCTCATTAGTTGTTGTAATCGCCTTTCTGCATATGTCGCTCTTGTTCGCTACATATCTTTTTCGCTAGTTCTATTAAACTTTCTTTAGGAAACTTTTCCTGTGCGTCTTCTACGCTGTACTTGTCACAGTATGCTTCTAAGCAACGCTCTACAGGTTTCATATACAATTTGTACGCTTCTGGATGTCCTTGATAACCACTGTGTTTTTTAACAGCGGGAAATAGATACTGAGAAAGCAAACGCTCATCATTGTCCATGAAAAATTTTAAATCACCCATCCAATCTATTTCTTTTTCTGCTTCGTTAGGTGCGCCTATTGGCGAAAACATTTCTCTCAGCATTACCATTTTCTGCAACTCCAATATCTTGCTTTATGTCTCGGTCCCGGTGAAGCACAGTTGTGTCTAGCACGGAAACTTTTACGTCTAGCAGGATTAGACTTTTTGATACGCATGTTAGGATCACCAAAATTAACTTTGACTACATTGCCTTTAGGATTCTTAACATACACTTTGAATTTTTTAACATCACCTTGCATCGGTTTGCCTAGTGGAACTTTGCGTCCTTGGTATTCTGCTTCTTTTACTTTATCTTCTTTTTCTTTTCTTTCATCAGGAGTAGGAATACGTATCTCACCTTTAGCGAATTTCTTGCGTGTCTCGACATCGTCTAACGCTTTCATCAAACGCATTCTCGCTGATGACTCTTTACCTTCCAGAGCCATTTTCATTTCGTCTTTGCTCTTTCCGTATTTTTCTTTGAACTCTGCATCGGAAAGTTCTTTTAGATCCATAGCGACATCTTTCATCTTGCCTTCGTCTAGATCCTCTTTCTTGACGCAGTTTGGAACTCTTTTACCAAAATGTGTTTTCATGCCTTTCTTTTCATAGCCTTTCCAACAACGTGTGCCTTCTTCAATCTCGCCTTCATGCATTAATACATTATTAGATTGTAACACATCTATGGCATATTCGTCAAGTTCTATTACTATACCGTCTTCTAGAATATCAACGATTTCAGACACTAGTTCTAAATCTTCAGTGAAACTGATACCGAATTCGTCACCGATCTCAAAAACCCCTTTAGCCTTGGCTTCACGTTCTAAGTCTTGTTTGCGTTGTTGTACAGCATCCTTATCTATCTTAGGATTCATTTCTAAATCGTATAGGGCTTTCTTTTTTGCTTCGTAATCCGCTTTAGGATCTTTAGGATCTAATGCTGATTCATTAACTATAGAATCTAATTTTGATAATAGGTCTCTCATAATACAGTTCTTTTTTATTGAATGATACTGTATTTAGCCTATTTTAGAGCTTAGTGGAAAAATCTAATTGAGTTTATAATGCCGTTTTGTAGGTTATATGCGGCTCTGATCCATACAAACTTGCCAGTAAATGTACGTGATGTAATATATTGTCCGAGTCCGTCACCGTCAAATATTGTGCTGTCCCCGCCTAATTCTGTGTTATCTATGTCAAACCAATCTGTATCCCCTGGATAGTCTGCTAGACTGCCTTGAAACTTAATAGTACCGGAAAATGAATTAACATCATAGACAGCGGTATGAACACCATCACCTTTTTTATGATATCCTGCTCCTTTTGCTTTATCGCTATAGGTGAAAGAAGAATCAGTCGCTTCAGTGGTTATATTAGATATTAATACTGTGGTTTCGTTTGCCATAGTATTATTTATCGCTTAAAACGAATTCATATACCGAGCCAACTACTTCAGGATTGCGCAGACGCAGTAGCATCAACGTATTTTTATCTTCTACCAACACGTATCTACGATCCCAGTTCCAGTTTGTCTTCATTATCCAGCGTTCTACGGCATTGGTACAAGTGATGCGAGGACTCTGTGATCTCAACCAGTCTATGTATTTTGATTTGGCGGTATCGTCTTTGTTGAATTTATGTGGAAGTAGATAGACCCTATAGTGATACTTGTTGTGGGGATATCTGTCTGAGATGATTATCTTGACATCATCTTTTAATAGTTCTTTAGCTTCATCGTCTGGTTCGTAATGATGCTTTATTATATCTTGGAAATCTGAAACCAACAGCTGATAGAAAACTTCATCATTGGTATAGACATCCATCAAGTTGTTTTCTATACGTCTTGTGTAATCTTTTGGTTCGTATCTATCAAATAAATCGCACAATGAAGTAATAGTAGCAATCACTTTTTGATTTGTCGGAGGCGAAAGATAAAGGCTGTGGGGTTGAGGAACTCCACCTGAACAGATTTTTTTGATATCAGCAGTATCGTACATCGTGAAAAGCCTTGATCCCTGTAGATGCAGGGTGACTTTATATAACCATTTATTATAAAACTTCCTATTGGTTATCTTGACTATCGGTGATAGATTCATTTTTCTTTTTTTCCTCTAACTTAGAGGCTTTAAGTGCTTTTTTTTCTGCTTTAGTTAAAGGTTTAGGAATTTCTTCAAATTCGAATGTCGGTTCGTTATCTGTTATACTAACATTAACTTTTCCACCATCTACTAATCCTCCGAATAATACTTCGCGACTTAAAGGAGATTTAATCTTATTATCAATTAGTCTACCTAATGGTCTAGCACCCATTTTTTTATCGTATCCTTTTTTAGACAACCAATCGATAGCATCATTGTTTAACGAAATTAAAATGTTTTTATCTTTAAGTTGTTCGTTTAGATCACCGATAAATTTCTTAACAATCTGTTTTACAATATCACTAGATAACCCTGTAAATTTAATTGTAGCATCTAATCTGTTACGGAATTCTGGAGCAAAGAATTTTTTAACTGCTTTATCATCCTCTCCTTCCTTGTCCAGGTCACCAAAGCCTATGGTATTGTTTTCACTGTCACGAGCACCTAGATTTGATGTCATAATGAGGATACAGTTCCTACCATCTGCTTGCTTACCATTAGATCCTGTAACAAACCCATTATCCATAAACTGTAGCAAAATGTTAGTTACATCAGCGTGTGCTTTTTCAATCTCATCTAACAATAAGATACAGTTAGGAGTTTCTTGTAGTTTGGTGATTAATTGCCCAGCATTATCGTCATAGCCAACATATCCTGGAGGAGCACCTATAAGTCTGGCTACCGAGTGTTTCTCTTGATATTCACTCATATCAAATCTAACTAACGGCATACCCATTTTATCGCTTAACTGTCTGGCTGTTTCGGTTTTACCGCATCCAGTAGGACCCACGAACAAGAATGAACCGATAGGTTTGTTAGGTTCTTTCATACCTGCCTGTGCCACGAAAATTTTATCACACAATACATCTACAGCCCCATCTTGTCCGAATACAACACCTTTCAAATTTTTCTCTAGATCAGATAAGTTTTTGCTTTCTTTCTGAGCTACAGTTTCTAATGGCATCTGTATCATTTTACTAAGCTCATAAGTAATCTGTTCGATATCTACTATTTGTGTTACTCCTTCTGTCTCAGGATCATCTTTAAGTTTATATCTAGCTGAAGCACAGTCTATGATATCAATAGCCTTATCTGGTAATTTTTTATCACTCATATATTTTACAGAAAGTTTAACCGCCTGATCGATAGCCGCATCTGAAATTTTAACATTATGATGATCTTCATAATATTTTCTAAGACCTTTAAGTATCTTAATTGTTAATTCGGGAGTAGGTTCATCGACACTTATTCTTTGGAATCTGCGCATCAATGCACGATCCTTTTCAAAGTGTTTTCTGTATTCTTCCCAAGTAGTTGATGCTATTAGTTTTATAATACCTTTTGTTAGTATAGGTTTTAACATATTAGCTAAATCGTTTGATTTATCACCACTAGATGCCCCAGCACCATTCATCATATGTGCTTCATCTATAAACAGGATGATCTTACCTTTTTTCTCTAAAGCGTTGAGTACCTGTTTAACACGTTCTTCGAAATCACCTCTATACTTACTACCTGCTAACATAGCACTGATATCTAAAGTATATACTTGATGATCCGCAACAAACTTAGGAACCTTACCTTCGAATATCTTTCTAGCGATGCCTTCAGCGATAGCAGTTTTACCTACACCTGGTTCGCCTACCATTAACACATTTGATTTATTCCTACGTGCTAATACTAATAACATATCTTCTATTTCTTGTTCTCTACCGATAACAGGGTCAATAGTTTTTTGTTTTGCTTTAAGGCTTAAATTAACACAATATTGATTAAGAATTTTATCAAAGTTAGATCCTCTAGGTCTATGTTCCATAGCCTCTGGTAGGAAATCCTCTTCTTCAATTGTTAGATTTTCTTGGAAGAATTTAATAAATTTTTCTTTGGTAACTCCTCCTTTTATAAGGAAGTAATGTCCAAAACTATTTTTTTCAGATAGTATACTAACTATAACATCGGCAATTTCCATTGTTTGCCTGCCGCTGAATAATACTTGAGTGAAACATCGATTTAATACACGCTCTACTGAATTTGTTTTTTTAGGTTTAGTTTCTTTTTCAGACATTATGTCTTTAAGGTTATTTTTAATATAATGAGAAACATTTGATTTAATAAACTCTGAATCAGCTCCATAACTTTTTAATAAATTAAATGATTCTTCGTCATTCATAATGCTACAAAGAAGATGTTCTATGGTAATGTATTCGTGTTTATTTTCTTTTGCGATCGTTATTGCATTTTCAAATACATTTTTTAAATTATCACTTGGCTCTATCATTTAATTTCCTTAGTTTCTTATATGCTAATTGTAACTTCAATTGACTAACTCTGTCAACAAAACAAATTCCATTTAAATGATCAAATTCGTGTTGAAAACATTTACTTAGATAGCCTTCCAATTTAGATTCTTGCCAATCACCTTTTGAGTCTTGCCATTGTGCTACGATCCATTCTGGTCTTTTTACTTTTAATAACAATCCTGGATAGCTTAAACAGCCTTCGGTGTCTATTATTGTATCCTTGCTGGCATCTAATATAACAGGATTAAACACAGCAAAAGGTTTTGGAAACCCTGGTGCAGACTCATTACCTATTGTAAACACACGTTTAGTTAAATTTATCTGATTAGCGGCTAATCCTATGCCATTGTTATCAATCATAAATTTTATCATATCGCTTTCTAGTTTTTCAGAATCTCCATCTGTAGCGAAATTCCAATCAGTACTGGCTTGTGATAATGAATCGTGTTGTTTTAAATTAAATTCCATTCTGTATTCTATATAATAATTGTTTTTGTTGTTCAGTGAGTTCTCTTGGTATGCTTACTTTAATCCTAACATACAAATTTCCTCGTTGTTTAGATCGCATATTAGGTAGTCCTTCGCCTTTACAACTCAACACTGTCTCAGGCTGAGTTCCAGGTGGTACGGTTATATTTAATTTTTTTCCATCTAACGTAATAATTTCTAAAGATGTACCTAAAATTGCATCCCATACCCGGATAGGATAATCCACAACTAAATTATCACCATCTCTTTTAAATCTTCTGTGATTTCTAATTAGCACATTAACTAAAAGATCTCCGGGTTTAGCATTAGATATGCTATTATCTCCCATACCACTATATCTAATTTGTTGTCCGTGATGTATTCCTGGTGGAATTTCGATGGTGATATAATTCTTTTTACCGCCCGGTATTCCTACTTCTGCATTGATCTCTTTACCAGTTAATATATCTTCAAGTTCAATATTAACATTAATATTAAAACTTTTGTTTCTTGCTGGTCTTCTTCCTCCGAATCCAAATGATTCAAAGATGTCGTCCATATTGCCTGTATTAAAATGGAATTCAAAAGGATTACCTTGGTGTCTATAATTACCTTGCTGGCGATTAGGATCTACACCCATGTCAAACATCTGTCTCTTTTCAGGATCGCTTAACGTGCGATAGGCTTCTTCGACTTCCTTGAATGTCTTCTCATCACCACCGCGATCAGGATGATGCTTCATAGCCATGCTACGATAGGCTTTCTTTATTTCATCATCTGATGCGCCACGTTTGACGCCTAGTGTTTGATAGTAATCCATAGTCTTTATATTATACGAAAAAAATAGGACTGTGTCAAGCAGTCCTAAGTATTTAACAAGATTTACTGAGCAGTACTATTTCTTGATTTTAGTACCTTCGTGCTTTTTATGCTTAGTGATAACGCGGCATTTTTCTTTGCCATTAATTACCACACAGACTTTTTCTTTGTAAGGAACAAACTTTTCTTCTTTTGGTTCAGCGGCCGGGTTAGGCTTAGGTTCCTCTTTAGGTTCTTCTTTGATTGTTTTTTCAGCGGCTACGATGCTCTTGATCGGAGCAGGATCATCAGCTGAACAGGAACTTAAAACAAATATTACACATAGTATTACAAATATTATTCCGAAAGTTTCCTTGGTCATTTTTGTTGCTCCAATTTATAGTTGATGGGCCTGTTCCATTTAATCACTGTTGTGAGTTTGGTATAGTAATCTTTGAACACTAGACAGTTTTCACTCTTTTCACTGAACCAACATATTTCAGCTACGTGAGGTTCGCGGTTGATCCAATAGGTTAATTTTACTTTCCTACGGAATAATCTTATAAGCCAATTAAGATGCTTTGGCGGTTCTAAGATATCATCAGTTTCCATTTTCGTTGCTTTCATAGTATTCTTTATACTTGACTATGATTTGTTTCTGTGTAGCAAGTATAGTCCTTAAGTCGGCTATAGTAAGGCTTAGATCTCTATAATCGTCGGAAGTCAATCCAAATAAAACAACATATCTACCATCCGCTTCTAACTGTGAAAATACTTCGTCGGCATTCTCTCTAGTAATTATGATCCACTCTATAGGTTTAGCATCAAGCGGTGCTGGCTCTTCGATATCGAGATGTGTTTTTTCTACTGCTTCTGTCTGTACCTTGACAGTCTTCTCTTTGTCAAAGAGACCACCAAAGCTCATACATCCTGTGAGGCTAGTTAGCGACAGCAGGATCGTAATTTGGATTAGCCAATGACGGGCATTCTCTATTGATAGTGCTTGGAGTTTTAGCATTTTTTTCCTCTTCTGTTAATGGTGCACCTGATGCGATTTCTAAACAACGCAGTGCGTTGATAGTACCTCTATTAATTTTCTTTTGTATCAATGCTGGTTTTTCAAAAGCCAATCTACCGATATCTCTAGCTTGTCCATCAGCACCTTCTGCGAAACGATTTTTTAGTGCGTCTGTGTCTTTGGTTTGGTTCTTAATAGTTTCGTTTAACTCATTATTGATCTGTTTAATCTGTTGTTGTTCAGCTTGTATTTTAGCTATGAGGATCTGTTGTTGCTCTAACCCATCTTCTAGTTTCTTAGAATTCTCTCTGCTGACTGCTAGATTAGCCTGTAGGTTTGAAACATAATATAATCCACCTGCTACGATACAGACTATCATCAGCATAGCAATCATCTTAATCGCGCCACCTGCACCAAACATATTATACTCCTAATACTTCTAAAGCGTGAGCGTAGTGTTTCTTACGATCCTCTAAACCGATAGTACCACCGTTGATACGTTTAGTAAGGGTAAGGATATCACCTTCGTCTGCCCACTTGTTAAGGTCGTTCTGTTCCCAGAAGAAGCAAGCTGATTGTACAGCACCTTCGAATGTTTCTAGATATTCTGGAACATCTTCTACGTCCATATCCAATGATGCCGCGAACCAAGTATAGTTCTCTCTGCCTGTCAATTGGATGAGACCTCTACCACAGAATTTCCAACCATCGCCTGAATCAGTGTCACCGTTGCCCATCCTGCTGGCATAAACTACGTTAGCGATTTTCTCTGGCTGTCTATGATAATCTTCTGCATCGCGTCCAGCGTTCTTGAAATATTTTGGAAACACTCTATCTAATGCTTCTGCTGAATAGTTTAGATTTTCTTTGAGCCATTTAAAGTTACCTGACTCGTGTGCGCATTGTGCGATAAATGCCGCTAATCTTTCTTTGGTATTGATTTCGTACTCTGGACAAATCTTAGAAATAGCTTCGTGCCATTCTGTGAGCTTGTCGTGATCGCCGATAAGTTCTTTTAAATGCTCTTTTGTGAAATCAAAATCAAATGCCATAAATTAAATCCTTTGTAATATCATTGAATGTTTACCGTTATTGAAAACAAAACCTTCATTGGTTTTTAAAATATCGTAATCGCCCATCACTTTAGTAAGCCAGAATACTTCCGCGGCTGTCTCATCATCATACACCACAGTGTTATCTGTACCTTCTAATACTGTTTCTGTGTCGCCCTCTTTAATCAATTTTAATTGTACTTTGACATCGAATGGTTTATAGAATGTTAATACATCTCCATCTATAGATAAATCATCCATCAATGTTTTATTAAAGAAAGTTTTCAATCCTTCCACACGTACCTGTTGCATCATATTTTCATAGAGTCTAGGTGTGCTGGGAATATGTTCTCTTAGGTTTTCTTCTGTGGCTTCATAAGTTTTTTCTTGCTTATGATATTTGAATTTCCAATCTGAGATGTCTGTGAGTTTTTTGACACCGTATAATATTTCTTTGATATTTTCTGCTAGCTGGGGAGTACGGGATAATTCTACGAATACTGTATATTCACCGTATTCATTTTCACCTGCGGATACATCTGAATCTAGTACAAAGTCATATCCTTTTTCTATAAACTCCATCATATCTTTAGCAGGGCTTCTATCTTTTACACAGAAGCTTACTACCGCTACATCTGGATCTTCACCCATCTTAGATTTAAAAGTATCTACTTCGAAAGTATCCCAAACCATATCTTTGAGATCTTGAGGACGTAACCCTTCTTCTAGTACTTTATTCTGCTGATTGGTCATTAGCCATTTCCTGTGCTTGTTGTTCTGCTGGTTCTACTTGAGCATTAACACCACCATAGTTAGATAGTATATCTGCTACTTTGTTCTTGTCTAATTCTGTATAGCCACGTGTGATATCGTGCATTAGTTTTTTAGGCATCGCGATTTTTACTAACCATACTGGTTGTTGATCGATTTTACCTTTGCGTGTTCCAGGACGTATATCATCTGGTGTTTTGATCTTGCGCACACGATTGAAAACGCTTTCACCGTATTGTACTTTACAACCGTATTCTGTTAATCGTTTGCCGCCTGCAGGTTCTGGCATCTTTTCTCTAGGCCACATAAATGTGCATTCTACGAAGTAGCGATTTTCTTTAGGACCTTCTACTAGCTCTCCATCGATCCAATTAGCATACACATAGGTATCTAATTCATCGAATACTCGTTCGAAGTCTTTTAGTATGTTTAAACTATTGTTAGAACCATAAATCTGTTCTACGTTTTTAATAATGTCTTTGATGTCTGCCATAGAATGTCTCCCAATGTATTTATCTATCGTTTTCTTTATATTAACTTATTATTTCTGGATTAATATAGTAAATACTTTTGTGTTCGGTCGCGGACACAAAGCATAATCGGTCCGTGCCGAACTTCTTAAAATCTTAAGGAGGGCATACCTTTTATGAAGCGAAAAAAAGCAACCTCAACAGCACTTCTAGATCGAACACCGTTCGATTTTGATCAAAGACTCCAAGAAAGACGAACCAACCATAAAGTTTATCCTAAGAACCTAAGCCAAGAAAACTATCTGTTGAAACTCAACGATGAGTCTAAACAAGTAATTTTTGCTGTCGGTCCTGCAGGAACGGGTAAAACTATGTTGGCAGTACAGTGGGCCATTGATCAGATGAAACACGGTGATAAACAAAGGATCATAATAACAAGACCTGCTGTTTCGGTTGATGAGCAACACGGCTTCCTTCCAGGCGATCTAAACGAGAAAATGGAACCCTGGACGAAACCAATCTTTGATATAGTCAAGGAGAACTTCGACTATAGACGTATACAAACTATGATAAAAGAGGGGGTGATAGAAACAAGTCCATTGGCTTACATGAGGGGGCGTACTTTTAAGGACGCAGTTATCATAGCTGACGAGATGCAGAATGCTACTCCAAGTCAGATGAAGATGTTATTGACGAGATTAGGACAAGGATCTAAAATGGTCGTGACTGGTGATCTACAGCAGGCAGACCGGCCATCCGAAAACGGATTATTAGAATTCCTTGGGTTATATAATAACTTTGAGAATCATCGATATGTAGATATGTGCCACTTCACTATAAGTGATGTCGAGAGACATGAGGCAGTTAAAGAGATACTAGCAATTTACGGAGACTCTTGAGGTGGGGGAGTGTAACTCTCCCCATCTTCTCCTACTTCGATCCAAGTATAATCACCCAACCATTTGACACGGGTGATGTACTCATACTCTTCTGGAGGTCGACCGCTCCAGTCGTTAGGTCCCATTATGCTTAAGATATGCTTTTCTTTTCTAGTATGATATACTAACCAATATACCTTGCCATGATACGTTTCAAATTCATATTCAGCGGCATGTACGCTGTCAGTTACTTCCAGCCTCCATTGTAAATCACGAGCTTGTTTTTGTAGAACATTTACCACTTCCATGATCCTATCATATTCTTGTTTGGCGTGCATGCGTGCGACGTTAACCATCAAGTCTTTACGCTTCTCGATAGGAATCATATCGAATTTTGGACCACCTACTTCTGTAGGGTATTTGCTGGAATTACGATTGAAGAATGGTATTAAGCTATCGCCGACATTGGCATCATAGCTATCTCTACCTTTAGCTATGTTTGATTTCTTTTTTGCCAAAACGTTATAGCCTTGCTAGTTTAACTAGTACCGCGGCTAAGTTGACTTCTGGATCTACTACCAAAGTATGATCCACCATGCCCTGTTTGATTATGATGATAGCGGAATCTTGCTGTGCTTCGTCACCAAAGATATCCAAGTTGTCATACAACCAACGATACACTTCTTCCATCTCTTCAGCACGTAGTTTGCCACACAGTAGTTTTCTCGCATCACGGATCTTACCTGCTTTAAATAAATCAACCATTTCAAACTTCCAGTCCTGTGATCCTTCATCACCTTTGTTCGGAGAGTGTAAAGCACCTTCCGACACGTTCTGCTGTACCATATTGATACATTTACGCAAATCTGGATAAGCCACTTTGACATAGTTGTCTAACACGTCAAGCTCAAACTGTATGCCTTCTTCTACCAAGATAGTCGCTACCCTTGCTGTGAATTCAGTTTGATCGATACGTTCTACGTGGAAGCCTTGGCAACGTGAATGCAGTGCTGGAATAATCCTGTTTGGATAGTTACAGGTTAGTATGAATCTCGCTGTCGAATGATATTCTTCCATGACCCCACGCAACGCCGCTTGTGCGTTCGGTGACAAGTAATCAGCCTCATCTAACAGCACTACTTTAAATGGACCGAACGGAATAGTCTGCACGAAGTTAACTACTTTGTCACGGACATCTTCTACGGAGTTCGTTCTCGAAGCGTTGATCTCTAACACATCATAATCTTCAACACCGAGTTCATTGACTAGCATCTTAGCCATAGTAGTCTTGCCGATACCAGCAGAACCACTGAACAACAAATGAGGAATGCTAGCGTCCTTGATCCAAGTCTGTACCTGTTTCTTCTGTGCCTCGTCACGGAACACATATCCATCTATCTTTTTAGGACGATACTTTTCTACCCATAGCTCTTTCATTCGACTAAGTTACTCCACGTTTTTAGTTTGTCTTTTTTATATTGTACACGATTTTCTAGCTCTTGCCAACTGACATAATCCCATTTTTGTAAAAGTTCTAACATACAAAGGACATCGCCCGCTTCATCCTGTAAGTCCTTTAATGATTTCTCATCAGCACCTCTGCGTAGCACCTTTGAACAGGCTTGTATGAGCTCACCGCATTCTTCCATAGTGATTACAAATAGCTGTGTGCGTTCATCCATTCTGTTTCTCCTGTTTATATTTTGCTTTCAAAAACCATTTCCATTTACGGAAATAATCTTCTGGACTGCCGGTAACCTGTCGATGTTCCCACGCTTCGACTTCATCTCGATATTCAAACCATTTATCATATACCCATAGTCTAAAATCCATATTACACGTTCCACTCTTTCTTTTCATCAAGGGCATATTTTGCCATTTCAATATACTCTTTGTCCTCTCCGTCTAATGCTGACCAAAACTTAACAACGCTTTCGATCACATCAAAAACATATTCTGGACGATGCAGATGTGTGTTGCTTTCCATCAACTGCTGTAGATGGTCCATACGATCGTCGATTCGTTGTCTTAGATCGCTCATACTAGTTCTTCTGCTATTCCTACTATTTCAGCTACTAATAAACAAGCGCCAGCTACTGTTAGCCATACGTTACCGAGGAGCATCAATGCTACAGCCCCTACGATTCTAATCGCGCTCTTGACTATTGATAGTTGTAGATGTTTCTTGGGATCTGGTTGTTTCATAATTACCTCTCTTTAATTCAGTTGTTAATTGACAAGGAATCCAGCTACAGTTTGGTTTCCATTCTTTCTTACAGATTTCGCAAATCATTTCGCCTCCTAAAATAAATCCTCCATAGAGCGGATCTAGTCATACTCACTAACATAAAAATCAGTGCTATTCCAAAACTATCTAATATAGTAGGGTGTAGTCCAAACCAAGGAAACACCAGCATCTGTATAGCAACGGCTAAAATAAAACCACTGCCTACATCAATGATACTTTCTAATACATCACGATTCATTTTTTTTGCTTTCTGCATCTAATACTCTTTTCCTTAGTTCTGTGCTTGAGAAACTGTGTCTCCTGCTATTGAAATAGCATTCTATGTCAAGCTCTCTACCTGTGAAATGTTTGTCTTTGTATTCTTCGCCTAGTATCCTAACATCTATTTTATATGACTGCAGGATATCTAAAAGCTCTTTTTCTGTGGCATAGACCACGATTTCATCTACGTACCTGCAGGCTTGTAACTGTGTGTATCTCTCAAACACTGTTTGTATGGGGTTGTTCTTTTCTGGTCTATCAATAGTAGGATCAGTCTGTAATCCAACGATTAGATATTCGCACTGTGTTCGTGCTTCTTTGAGCATCATGATATGCCCAGCGTGGAATAGATCGAATGTGGAGCAGGTAAATCCTGTTTTCATATAATATCAGTCATTGTTTTTTAATAACTTTATTATACGCTTTTTCTCCATTGTTGTCAACCATTCATTTTCTTCATTGAAGGTTGGGCACTCTTTGAGTGCGTCATCTATTAAAAATTTGAGTGTGTAGAGGTCTTGTTTGTAACCCCAGGCGACAAATCCATCGTTGTGTGGATTTTTGCATTGGAAGGACAGCGCCCATATTTCATGGGCTATTGTTTCAATGTCTGGTTTATCCACTATATCTCTTGACCGATAAATGCTTTATCTGTTTCGGAAGGTTCAGTATCACTGATTGCTAGTATCGATTCGTTTTCAACACGGCTAATCAATCTTTCGCCTTCACCGTCATCTATCAACGATGCTCTAGTCCAACGACCATGCTCTACTAAGATCCACTGTCCTTCTTTGATAGTTTCTTGTCTAGGACCTACTTTATAGACACGTCCCCATCTAGGATGTACACCGTGTGCTTTAGCATTATCACTACGTAATATGATACCTGAATTAAGTTTTACCTCTCCGAAATTCATATCAGTAACTATAACATCATCTCGGATCGCTTTAATTTTTACTTTTTTTGCTTCATACACACTAGACATTTGTTATCCTTTCTTTCTTGATGGTACATCTTCTTTAATAGCACGTGGATTATCTTTGTAATATTCTTTCATTAATTCTTCACGTGTTTTAACAACCTTGCCACCGGGACCTAATAGATCTCCCCTAGCATTTAATTTTGCATTACCCACTGCAGGTGTTGTTTCGTGTTTGAGACTAAGTTTTTCCATATCAATCTCTTTACCACGAACGCTTGTATATACTTTACCCATTATTTTTCTCCTTTGAAGAATTCTCCAATTGGTATATCATATTTAATACTGTCTATCTTATGTACCCCTAATAAGTGGAGAACATAACTCGCTACGCTACTTCCTCTACCTACACCCCATACGATATTGTTAGCTCTCAATGTATCTACTATGTATTTCATACATTTCAACACCATTGTCATATTATACTTATTATATAGCTCTAGCTCTCTTTGTACTCTGGCACGCTGTTCATCTGTTTCACAGATATCCAAAACGTATTTTTCTATGTCCATTTCTTTGTACTGATGCGGAATGCGCCAGTTTTTTATATCTATCTCTCGCGGTGGTACGGGATAGTCTAAACGTTCTTGATCTATTCTTTGGATGTATTTTTGGATATCTGCGTCTGTTTGGCAACGATCCAATATGTCTGGACCGTGTAGCATCACGCCTTGTACTAGCTGTTCTATTGTGTTAGTCGACATTAATTAGTTGATCCAAATCGTTATTACCATCATTTGTACGTTGTCTATATCTACGAGATAACTCATCTCTATATATTGTAACAAATGTTGCGATTTGTGTCAACAGTTCTTGGTTCCCTAATCGTGCGGCCTGTGAATATTTTTTGTTCAATTCGGATAGTTTCGCTTCAACTTCAGCGTCTTTAAGTTCTTCTAGATTTCCTTCTAGTGGATGAAACATTAAGCAAACTGTCCTACATAGTGCATAAAGATAACACCTGATCGATGTCTCCAAACTTCTACAATAACAGGATCGGTCGCTGATGACAGTCTTAATGTAGGAAATGTTACAGGAGATGTTGGAAATCCAAGTGTTTTATAGACAGCACCACCCGAAGTCGTAAAAGTGATATCAACATTAGATCCATCACTGTAAAGTTCCAATGTCATTTTACCCATACCGATTGGAGTAGCTTCTGCAGGAGTGATACTAGGGTCACCAGGTAAGTTATCAAAATAAACATTACTATTACTTGATCCACCTGTTTCGAATTTCCACATTTGGTAAGCACCATTTTCGTAATCGATACCACCACCTTCGTATATGGCAGAATCACCTGCTGTAGGAAATTTTTGTGTGCGATTGTTTACTAGTACGGCTCTTGTAAGATTATTCAACTGAAAATCATTGGTTTCAGTCAATTTTGCGGTACCGTCTTGTAACGCTGTGATTTCTTCTTTAGCATTACGGAAACTAGTTTTAATCGTGTCAAAATTGTCACGAAAAACTTGTGTGTCATTATCCTGCCCTGCTACAGGGAAGTTCTCATTAATACTTAAATAATTTATATTACTTGCCATCTATCTTTTCTCCACGTTGCGGGAATGCAAGGTATTTATCCTCTAATAGCCCGTCGATGGAATCAAATAGATATCGATCTATTGTGAAATCCATCTGTTTAAAATCAAACCCACTTGCCCTAATTTTTGCTAATATTCTTTCTGAACTACCAGGTTTACAATAGCATAACGTTAATGCTTTAACAAATCCAGGTTCATAAGCATCTCCGCTTTGAATGCTTCTCATCCATAACGGTAAAAAATCTCTGTATCTTTCACCTACAGATTTAACACGATTACGCATATTTTTTATACTGTTTGGAAAAATCCTTTGATGATCGCTGTCGCTTACAAAAGGAATGTCTGTATCTACGCTTATCTTATCATAACTCACTAAAACCTTGCTATTAATATCGTCTGGAAGATTTATAGTATTGCTGATACTTTTACCATTCTTTTCATATTCATCGACTACATTAACATAAATGGCCTCATACAATGTTTCCTGTGTAATCGGATCTTTTCCTTCTGCCACTGATAGGTCACCAAATAATAACCTTTTACGATAATGGTTACGGCTCATAGCCTGTACAAATTTTACAGCATCAAGACTTTCTATACCTGCATACAATAGCATTTTAAGTTCAGCCTGTACGGCATAGTTCGGGTCACCATATCTATATAAATCAGCTGGAGTAAAGATAGTAGCGTCGGTGATGAAGTTAAACCATTGTAATCTTTTCTCTTTGCTTTGTAATGCTTTAACATAAACATTAGCAAAAGTTTTTGAATTATCTTCAATGACTTGTACTGTAAAAGTTCTTAGGCTTTCAGCATAGTTTAAATTATCTCTAGCTCTAATAGTGAAAGTAAATTTTCTATCAAAACTAGTAGTACCAGCATCAAAAGTAGAATTGAAACTTCTCGAAGCTGTTGAATCAACTAAACTTGAATCTCTATCATAGAATCTAATAAGACCGGCTGTAGTATCATCTGAAAATTGATTAACTTTACCTTGTATGTCTCCGCTAGATAAAAATGTTAAACCTGGAGGTAATGTTCCGCTTACAAGATCGTATGCTACCCTTCCACCATAGGCTAAACTTTCAGCTCTCACATAGAGCAAGCTAGGCTGATTAGGTTTGATAGTTCCACGATCGCTAGGAGTGATCCAATTGATAGCACTTTCAATTTCACCTATGATATCTACAGTGAATGTTTTTTCAGTGGTAGCAACGCTTGATTCCCAAAACGTTGGTTCATCAGAGGGAGTCTTTGCTCTATTATCTTGTAGAGCGATATAGATAAATCCTTCAAATCTTACAGCATCGTTTTTAGAATAGTTAGTAGAAGAATTCCAGTTTTCTCGGAAGGTATAAGTTTGATCAAATATTGTTGTATTGAAATCAATAGCCGCGATGGTAAACTTATATTGTCTTGTTACCGCCGCTTGATAAGGTACTTCTCCTGCGATTTCTCCGGTGGTCGAATCTAAGGTCATACCTGGAGGAAGCGTACTAACAGAACCGTCAGGATTGGTATTCTTTTTTAGATAGGTTATTACTCCAGGCAGTGTAGGAGGATCATATACTTCTAAGAAAATAGTAACATAGTTGTTTGCTCTAATCCTTCCTAGATAACTTTCAGTAATCCACAACGGTGATCTATCACTAGTAGCATCTGCTTGGAATAGATTAGTATCTGATTGTATTAATGTAGTGTCTGCTTGTAGGAATTCTTCAGTAACCACATACATCTTGAATAATCTATTAACGGTATTCCTACCATCTGTGACTGCGACTACGAAATTATAGATGCGGCTTAATCTTCGAGGCTGTCTGCTAGGTTCATTGTAATCGTAATCTTGATTATCATATAAAAAACTATCAAATCCGTTGCTGGTTAAATCTAAGAAATCTAAAGGTGTTTGATCTAAAGGACCGGTATCATACCCACCGAATGGATCTTTGGTATATTCTAATGCGAAGATCGGATCAGTGAAACCAGAGATTACACCAGTTTTAGATAATGACAATCCCGGAGGTAATGTTCCCCCTTGTGGTACTAGATAATATTCTAGAGTGTCCCCTGCTATTAAATCTGGATCGGTTGCTGATAAGCTAAAATTTACATAAGAATTATCTAATACAAAGTAAGAGTTATTATCACCTACCTGTAGAAATCCTTCTCTAGTGATCCATTCGGGAATATCACTGCCATCTACAGAAAGTTTAAAAGTTCTATCTTCTATGTCTTGACCGTCAGATGCACGTATAACAAATCTACTTTCTGTAAAGGTTCGAACTTCAGTAGGACTTCCAGAAATCGAATTTCCTGATAATCTTAATCCGCGAGGTAAGTTTCCCGCGATTAACGAAAATGTAACATCGCCGATGTTTGAGGTAGCGTCTAGAGGTATATCGAGTGTTACTCGTTCTGTGATTACCCCTAAACTGCCTGCAGGTGTGTTCCAAGTAATCATAAGTTCCTTAAACTATTCGACCTGAATCTAAATTTAATCGTCCTGGTAAAGTGATAGTACCAAAATCAATATTTGAATTTGCCGTATTAAATTGTACGCTATTGTCAAATGTAGATCCGATTGGACCGAAATCCTGATAAGTTAAAATATCAGTAACACCTAACACGGTATCAACAGTAATTACAGAACCTAAAGCAGTAACATCAATGTTTTCTGTTCCTTGAACTGTAATCTGAGAATTAGTTGTTGCTAATACACTACCTGCATTAGTATCGATTCTAGTAAATGCATCCGGTTGTGTGCTATTGATTTTTAATGATGTGTCGAATTCTTCAATTAATATTTTTGTACCAGATATTAATTTTCTAAATTGTAGTTGTGAATCTACTTTTTGTGCGAACACGCTAGACCCAGTAACTCCGAGATTAGTTCCAGTTACGGTTAATGAACTTTCTAGTTCTGTGAAATTAGCATTAACTTTTTCAAACGCGGTCCTTAGATCATCACCAAGTCCGTCATTTACTACATTTCCGATGTTAATTGTTTGTATGGCCATAATTATATTCCCGCTATCCTATTTTTAAAATCATCAAAATCTGTAGAGGAAGCTACTATATTTTTTAATTCTGATGTGCTGATATAACCAACTATACCACTATCTACGGTCAACTCGCTTGTTATAGTAACGGCCTGGTCGATAGTGATAGCACTAGAGTCTGTGGTATCCATCACGCTACCAGTAAACTGGAAAGCACCTAGGTTAAGAGTAGTGTCACTGTTTAATCCCAGTGCTGTGTATAGTTCTGTAAAGTTAGTATTGATCTTCTGGAAGGCACCTCTTAGGCTATCTCCTTGATTATCGTTTGCTGTTGCCCCTACATTAATCGTTAGTTTTGCCATCTATCGCTCCCTTACCATGCACCCGTTGTGCCCCAGTCCTGCTTGACCCATATATCAGCAGTACCTGGTGCCGCCCAATCAGCTATACAAAAATATACACTGGTAGCATCAAATGCTATCATACCCTGTTTGTCTCCTGATGCCCCTGTCGAATCGCTAGGAACATTAGATACGTTAAATGCCGCGGTACCCGCTACATCTATGTCACCGACTATCTTACCTTCTACAGCATCTACTAATTTGTTTGAATCATCACCAAACACTGAACCTGTTAAATCACCACCGTATGCAATCGCGGTCACTGAACCGTCAATAGTTAGATTGCCATCCTTGCCGAACGTGAAATCATATTGTCCTAATCCGCTGGCATTGGTTCTAATGATGATATCACCATCGGTGCTTGAACCACGAATATAAAAGTCTCCACCTTCATCTGAAAATAACGAATAATCTGTGTTTTTAATAAACACACCGTTTTCTGTTGTGACAGTATTTGTATCTACCTCACCGACGATCAATCCTTCTACAGCGTCTACTAACTTAGTAGAGTTATCAGCAAACACGCTACCAGTAACATCACCTGTATGATATCCAGTGGTATTACCAGTTACATTTCCTACTAGATTACCATTCACTGTTCCTATAGTCGCTGTAACAAAATTATTGATAATACCAGTCCCAGCACCGCTTAAAATACTTGATGCTGTAACATTTAGTGTATCAACGGTTCCTTTGATTTTAGCATCGACTCCATCTACTAATAATGTCGAATCGTCTGCAAACACACTACCTATGATATCAATATTTTGATCTACTGCTACTGTTAAAGTATCTGTGGCATCGTTGGTGTTTAAGTTTATACCATACCCAGCATTAAACGTAAATGTATCTGCTAGATCATCAGCAACGATACTTGCCTGTCCTATAGTTCCTGTAACAGCGAATGTCCTAAATGTTACCTGTGCTGGACTTGAGTTAGTGATAGTAACGTCACCTGTAGCAGGATCATTTGATACTGTGATACCAGAACCTTGTGTGATTGAAACGACGCCAGTGTTAGTAAATGTTACTCCACCTGAAGTTGCACTAGCGGTGATACCTGTTCCTGCCGCTCTGCCTGTAGCCGAAGCTGGTAAACTTGTTGTATTACCTACGCTGGTTACACCTGTGTTAGTTACAGTAATATTTCCTGTAGCACTGCTTACCGAAATAGCAGTTCCTGCTATTAACTGTGTTACACCTGAGTTTTCAACGGTAATAGTTTCCGAAGCTGAATCAACGGCTAAACTAATACCAGTGCCTGATTCAAAATTTACATCGCTACCAAACTCAGTTGCGACAACAGAATTTCCACTATCTACTGTGATAGTTTTGAAAAATGTTTTATCAGGGTCAATTAATAAATTTCCATCTACTGTAGAATTCGCTGGTAAATTGATCGTAGTACCTATACCTTGTAGATGTGCAGATCCTAACCAAACACCATTGAATTCATTTCCTGGAATTGTGGAGTATTCTTCTACATAAATGTTTTTCCATTTGTAGGTAGAATCACCTATTCCGTAGGTATTAGTTGAAGTAGGTTTTAGATTAGTATCTAAAGTTTCAAAATCGATAGGAGTAAGTCCTGAACCCCCTCCTACAGTTGCAAGTAGTATATCAAAATTTTCATTTACCTTAACAAATGCGTCATGGACATCACTCCATAATAAAGGTGGTATTCCTGGAACTATGTTTGGATTAAATGCCATTATGATCTCCCTACCGCTACTTCAATTTTACCAATATGATCTGAATCGTAATTCTCTAACGCTTTACCAATCACTGTACCTGTCTGTGCTGTTCCTCGAGCACTTACCGCTACTCCCGGTATGCTTGATGTTACTATTAAATCACCTTTCTGTATTTTGCCAACTACTCTAACTGGAACACGTCCTTGTAGCGCCACTAGATTTTTCAATCCTGGACAACCTTCGTACATAGCGAACGCCGCCGTGTTCGAAACAACACCAGCTACTCTAGTATCTGCTTGTTTGTTAGTAGTCGTTACTTCTTTCTCCCCTCCGAACACTAGTACAGTTCCAACTTCATATTCTTTGTCACCTTCGTAGTATTCTGCCAAGTCAGCTGAGTATGTCGCTTGTAATCTCGATTCGCTTGGTGATGTACCAGTTAATGTCCAACGTCCTGTGATAGTTCCTGATGTAGTATTTCCACCTGTAGTTAATGCTAGAGTTTGTACAGCTGATGCTGTAATAGGAGCATCTGTAGATCCGTCTTGTGTTTTAAATTGATGTGCGTCATTCCAGTACTGTGTAACCTTATCAGAACCTAAACTACCGCTACCTACAACAACACCACCAGCAGTTTGCCAGCCATAATATCTTACATAACCACCTGATGCTGTCGCGGCAGTATCTATAGATAGATAACTATCAACTTTAAGTTGGTTAGCTGAAATAACATTACCACCAAAGTCACCGCTTGAATCACGGATAACTAGTTTGCTATTATCACCAGCGCCACCATAAGCACCTACTGCTTGTACCACAGCATAATCACCATCGCTAGAGAAACTAGAACCGTTGGTTCTTCTTAAGAAACCAACTGTAGAATATTGTGATTTTTTAATAGCACCACCGTCATTAACTACAGTACTAAATGGCACAGCAGTAACATTACCAGTCGCTAAAGTTGAATTACCAAGTACAGTTTTAGTGGTTACCTGTGCAAGTTTAGTTAATACCAAACCATTATCTTTAACAGTTAACCAACCATCTGTGGCTATGAACTGTGCTGAATCGAAACTTGCTAAACCTCTATCTGCTTGAGCGATGCCTGATGCACTAGCTCTAGTAGTCGCGGCATTCATTGATAATTTAGATTGTACAATACCTGCTGAAGCATTAACATCAGCATTTAAGATAACGCCTGGATTGATCTGTGCGTCTAAAGTGTTTGCTGTTGAATCTATGTTAAGACTAATGTCACCAACGATTTCAACATTGATTGCTTCATTGCCAGCCCCTGTAAATGCTATGATATCTGCGGCTCTTAGATTATCTATTGTAAATTCTTGGAAGTTGGCAAACGTCATACTTCTTAGATTCACACCGTCTAATGGATTGACAGGATTTGCTAAATTAGTAATCTTGTTATTATTCAGATTCATGTTGGCTTTCATACCTAGCTGTCCATCTAAGGACATAAAGCCACCTGAAATCTGAGGTATTAATAAACTATCAGTTACTACTGAACCACCATGAGTAATACCTAGTCTACGTTCTATGTAGCCTCTAGCGGCATTTTCTGTTGGTACAGTATCTGTAGCGTTGTCAGAGAAACTTGAATCAGTTGAAAATTCACTAACCGGAACACCACGTTTAAAACCAATACCATCTAAGTTTGAAAGAGCGATACTTGATGCGAATGTAACAGCACCAGTACCTTGGTCAACTCGGAAATATGGTCCTACACTGAAATTACCGAATTGGTCAGTAGTTACATAGAACACACGTCCTACATCTCGTTCTTCAGTTTCTGTATCTGGATTAGGTGAGTTTACTGGAGCACCATAAATTTCATTAGGGTAATTAGTATCGGCATACGATCCCGTACCAATTTCTAATAAGTCATGCCCGGTAACACGTGTTAGTGAAATACGAATTGTTAATGTACCTTCAGCACCGTTAGTAGAAGACTGGACACCTGATTTTAATGTTACAGCTGATCCGTATTTTTGTACACTATGTACCAACGGTCTATCTAAAGTAATTCTAGCATAAGGTTCTAACGTTACTGCTTCTGATTCATAGGCAGTGATAACATATTCTTCACCTTTGAAACAGAACATAGTTTCAACGATACGTTGTGCATCTGATGGACCTACAGCTACCACAGCAAATGTATCATCTCCTACTCTTCCTTTTGGAATACCAAAGTATGCTGTACCTGTTAGCGAACCAGATGTATCAACAGCCACAGAGCTAGCTAACGCTTCTGGATCTAATGCTACCCGGAATTGAGTAGCGGTAAGACCAGTTGATAGTACATGGAAGTGTGATGTTGTACTTAAACCGGCCGGTAACGATCCTCCGAGAGAAGTTTTAAATAAAACAACATCTCCAGCACTTAGCCCGTGTCCTGCCGAAACTGTAATAACTGCTGGACTAGCAATACTAATGCTATCAATAGCGGTCATACCGGCAAGCGCAGTTACTTCATCTACATAACCAACCTGTTCTCCAGGTTGTTTGATAGTAATATCTACATAGTTGTAGTTTTCTCTAATGTTAGTTGTTGTTAATCCGTCGATATTATAGCTATGGGTTCCAGTACCCGCTCCGGTGATTTCTAAAGGATCACCTGCTCTGGTAGTTGAAACTTGAAAATCTACATCAGTTAATCCGTCACCAACTACATGGAAAATATCATCGGCATTTAAAGGCGGCGGTAAAGTAACTGTACTTTCAAACTGTATGGTTGTGTTCTCTAAAAGTTTATGTGTTTTTTTACCTTTAATAGTAAGACCACTACCGTTGGATAGAGTATGTGTCGCTCCGCCCTCACTTGTCGAGACTGTAAATTGATTATAGTTAGGAACACTGATAACATAATAGGTCGTTCCTGATGTAAATCCGTTAGCAGTTGATGTTGGAATAAACTTGTCACCTATAACTAATCTATGATTCTGAGAAGTAGTACATACGTTGGTAGCAATATCTGTAACTGTTGCTAAAACATTAAACACACCTGGATTCGCTACAGTTACGTTTATTTCGTAAGGTCCGTTTGGATCTGTGGATGCTGTGAACAGCAGTACTCGATAAACGTCTGTAAGTTCATTAAGAACTAAACCAGTTGATGGTCTAACAGCAACATCTTCTAATCCTCCTTTTAATCCAATTTGTGATCCGCATCGTATTGACATTACAGTGTTGTCAGTGACTTGATCAAATAATCCTTGGAAGTTACCTGTTGGATCAGATGTTAAATTGAGTCTTGCTACTCCGGCCAATCCTTCTACTGCCTCGACAGAAGTAATAGGATATCTATAAATTAAATTACCATGATCGATCTCAAGTTCGGAAGTATTAAATGGTAGATAGTTATACCCATCCACATAAATGAATAATCCACCTGAACTATTTGCATAAGCTGGACTTGGAGCATAACAAACTACTTTTTGTGATAATGGAAAGTATAATCCAGTCGGTGTTGGAATTTCTAAAGGATCTGATCCTTCTGCTACAAGAGCATATATACCGTGTGCTGAAGAACCTGAAACAGATCTTATCTGACCGCCGTTCAATGAATAGTATGAAGCATAACAGTAATAAGTGAACACCGATACTAATTCGCTTAATCCACCGTTCGTTGCAATAATACCGTAACCCATATCGTTAACCTGTGTATAGTCATTGCTTAACATAGATCTGTTACCTGGCATTAATACTTCATAGATACGTTGGAATTTATGTGTTCCAGAACCTGCACCTGTAGTTTGTACGAGAACGCTACTACCAAATGTTGCTGTAACAGTGAAGGTATCATTAGTGATTGCACCTGCTACATAATATTCTTTTCCTGCAATAAGTCCTGTAGGTAAGGTTCCTGTGGTTGTAAATTTAACTGTAGCACCTTGTTGTAATCTATGATTTTCAAATGTAATTACAGCAGGGTTTGCTACTGAGATACTAGTGATAGTTTGAGAACCGGCTGTTCTCGTAAATGGAGTAGTTTCGTCTAAAACAAATGTTGCTGTACTTCCACTTGGACTATAATTAAAATCACGGACATAATTAATTCTATACACAGTATCATCAACTAAGAATGATGCTGGTAATTTTGGAAGTCTTTCTAAATTACCTACAGTGAGTCTTGTTGAGGTTACAGTAGATTCGTGAGTAAATTGTAGATTGCCTGCAAATCCGTCAATAAACATACCACCTGCAAAAGTTTGTGCATCTACTGATTTACTAAAAGAAGCACACTCTTGTGCGTAAGGTGACTTGGCAAGAATCTGTCCGGTTGGGTCGAGAATCATAGCAAACCCACCTTGGCCTTGTACGGAAATAGCTTGCCAACGAACAGCATCGTTCGCTAAGAACACATCTAATTCATCATTGGCCTTAGGCTGGTTCACGCTTCCGTATCCAGGTCCTGACTCATCCATAATATCTTTTAGTGCTGTAATAAGATCTGATATCACGCCAGCCGCACCTGATTCTGCTGTATATGCTCTATCTATTACCTGTGGAATAACAGTTTGGCTTAATGGAGTGATAGCTGTATTAGTTAATATGCTTCCGATATATTCTTCGATCTTATCAACAGAAGCTAAGGTTTGTGATAGCTGAGCACCAATTGCTATACGGGCACTTGCGCTTTCGTAATATTTTAATGCCGCAGAAATAGTTCGATCGTAACCTCCGTATTTTAAATCAAATACAAGAGCATCAACGATTAATCCAGCATCTCTTTTGCATAACGCATTGTCATACTCGAAACTAGATGTAAAAGGCGCGATTCCTCCAGCAATTTGTGCATTGATCCAAGCTATAAGCTCATTCTGTATAAATTGTCTGTTTAATGATATAAGTGTTGCGGCCGCATCTCTGTTTCCAGCGTTATCAATTTTTGGATAAACAGGTTCTGTAGGATCTGTTAGATAATGATATCCATATAATTGAGAAGCAGTTGTTAATCCATCAATTGTTAAATCACGTCTAAATTTTTGAAAAGCCCAAGGTGAACTTGAATTACCTGTTTTAGGACGTACAATACATCGTCTAAATTCGTCACCAACTATTGAAGTGTTTTGTGGGACCTTGATAGGTAAGTTTTCTTCATAAATTCCAGATTCAACTAGAATGCTAATCTGTACTCGTTTGCTTACATCGCCGTATGCAATAACCTCACCAGTTTGGAAAGTACCATACTGTATGTCTACGTCAAATAATTCATTACCTTCAGAATCTAAAGTACCATCATGAGCTAATATCTGTGCCAACGCACCTGATGTTTCACCTCTTAGATAAAGTCCTTCTCGTATGTCTCTTCCACGTATCGCTTCTGGAGTATCAGTTAGAACATCGCCTGTAAAGTCTGTTCTAAACCCTGCAGTGGCTATAAAAAATCTAGGTAAATCTACAGTGATGCTAGGTACAGATGTAAATCCACCACCTTGATCAGTTATAGTGATACCAGTAATAACCCCACCTGTTACATTAGCAGTACCAAATGCATCATCGCCTCCGCTACTAGCGATCCTTACAGATACTAAACTATATCCGCTACCTCCCGAACTAATAGAAACACTAGAGACTTTATAAGTTAAATTAAATTTTGCATTCGCACCAATAGCACCAATGCTAGGTTGTCCAGCAGTAGTAATAGTTACACCGATGTTTGATGTTCCTGGTAGTGCAGAATATACACCAACACTAACTATTCTGAATGTTGAAATAGCACCTGGTGTAGATAATGTTGTTAAAACTTCGATTTTAGCAGGTTCGCCACCGGCGGCAACCGTACCACCGTTAATAGTTAAGATGTCACCTGGAAAATAATTAGAACCTATAGCACTTAGGGTTAGAGTATCTAAACTCATAAAAACAGAACCAGCGAATCCTGATCCTGATGATGGTGAAGTTCCTATAGATGATAAGGTACATTGAGTTGCACCATTGTTATAGGTTAGTATTTTTTTGTAAGGACCTAATTCGTTTCTTGCTTCTAATAAAATTTCTTCAGCACGACGACAAGCGGCTTCTATTGATCTATAAGCATAAGCCAATGCACGACCTTGTAATTCGGAACTAATTTCCGGTCTTTCGTCTGCACCTGAAGTAGCTACGTATAAGTTGACACTACTTCCAAATGCTGAATTATCTACATATCTTTTTGTAGCGGCTACTAACCCATCATATAATTCATCATCATCAGGTTCTGGATCTCTGGCAAGAACTAGCGGACCAGTCATTCTTCCGAAAGCAGAATTTACTATACCCGAAGCCGGATCAACTGCTTCAACACCTGCTATAGAAACTTTACTATCTGCGTAGGCTTTTCTTACAGCCTCGCCAGGTGTTATTGGATCAGCTAAATCGTTAATACGATATTGATTACCACCTGACCGAGCAGAAAGATTACCACCTAGCTGTGGAGTTGGATCTGCCGAAATCTCACTAAAATCTGAGTTAATAGCGATTTCATCATCATTAGATGTAAAGTCTAGTGAAATACCATTTCCAGGAACTAGTCTTTTAAATTGTACTCCTGACTCAGTGTTGTTTATTGTAACAATAGGAGTATTACCAGTTACAGCATCATTTTGACCTGTGTACGATCCTGGAGTATCATCGAGTCCGACGAAAGTGAGTCTTTCACCTAACCCTAATGAACTATATAATTCTCTGAAGTTATCGTTGACTTTACGAAACGAGTCTCGTATACTATCACCGGTTCCGTCATTACCAATGGTTCCGATATCAATGATTTTGCGTGCCATATTTTATCCTAAAACGAATAGTTTCTCTATATATTTACCATAATATTTTATAAGCCGAATGTAAATACTTTATGTTCATAAAGAAATTTAAACAGCGTACAACCTATACTAGACGAAGTAAAACAGGGGTTTTACACGAATATCATAGAGATAAAACCATTGCTACAATTAGATGTGACAGTTGTGATAAAGAATTTAATAGAGATCTAAAACAAATGGACAGCAAACGCTTAAATGATCATTATTTCCATGTCTGTAGTAACTGTGATGCTAAAAGATTCGCACAACGAAAGGGCGTAGAACGTAAGAAAATATGGGATATGTCGGCTAGCAGTACGCTACCTGTTAATAAATTCTAGACTGTAAATGATTCTCCACAGCCACAACGATCTTTTTCTGCAGAGTTAATAAACTCAAAACCTTCATTAAGTCCTCGTTTTTGATAATCTATGGTTAATTCTTCAAAATATACTATACTTTTGTTGTCAATGATTACTTTAGCTCCTTTATCTTCGAACACGACATCATGCTCTTCTAACTTATCAACAAATTCCATAACATAAGCAAGCCCTGAGCAACCTGTGGTTTTTACTCCTACACGAATCCCTAACCCCTGACCCCTACGCTCTAGCTGGGATTTGATTTTTTCAGAGGCGATGTCAGTCAAAGTTAATTTCATTGTCTAACCGTTCCATAATCTTTTTACGTTCTTCTTCTGAATATTCGAACCAATTTTGTATTTCTTCTAAGGTACGATGGCATCCGATACACTTACCATCCACATAGGTACAAATTGACATGCAAGGATTTATCATTTTCTTCCTAAATTAAAACTAATTGTTATTCTTTCTTGTTCTGCGGTTTGTTGATTTACTTTATGGTTTAAATAACCTGGAAAAATATAAGCCACTCCTGAACTAACAGGCATCGTAGCATTGTATTTAAGTGATTCGTTATTTAAAGTTACCCCCCATGGCCAATTAGATTCTAAATTTGTATTAACAAATGTTAATCCAGAATCGTTTTCGTTGGCTTGAACATAGTAAACTCCACTCCATACTGCCGGAAGATGATTATGAGATTCATGATAACTGTGTTTTCTGTTAATAGAAAACCAACTATCTTGTAAAATAAACTCACCAACAACTCCAATTTCATTGCTGAAGAAATTTACAGTTTCAATTATCCAATTTTTTAAAGATGCAGATTCTTTTAGATCTAGTATTTTTATTCCTTTTCCAAAATTAGTATATCCATTGTTACTATATTGAGTTGGTGATTGATCTTCTTTTTCTAAATCTAATAAAACAGGAATTAACGATTTCGCAAGAGATTCTTGCGGATCGTAATAGTTTCTACAAATACTAGATGGAAATAAATTGTGTGTTTGAATATTCATATTAAATCTTATATGCTATATCATTTATGTTTCCTGCAATTACAAACCTTTTAGATTTGACAGGATTAACTTTGTGTAAAACATAAGATGGAAAGAACACTATCATGTCTTGTTTAATGTTTATTGAAGTTTCGTCTCCAGTAATTATATTTCCATCTACTAATTTAGTTTCTATCAATATTAACGGATCGTCTATAACTTCATTTAGATAATAAGAAAAACTATATCTACTAAACTCGCTATGATTGTGGATAGGACTAGAATCTCCTTGATCATATCCTTGGAACCATACATTGGCATCAAGATCAATGTTAGCATTTTCTTTAATTCTTTCAGGTAGTAAATTATTTCTAGGAGTTCCTATGTTATCGATAAAAAACCTAATAATTTGATTCATAAAAGAATCTAGTATTTCTGGATGGTCTTCATGAATAAACCAATCTGATTTCCAACCATTAGATTTTTGTTCTATCATTTTTTTCTTAATTCTAAGATCTTTAAAAAAATCTATAATAGTTTGATTTTCCTGAGTAGATCTATCTAAGAATCCGTATTTGATAGAAGTAGGATTAGATATAAAAATTTCTTTAACATGAGCCATATGACTCTGTAATTATCTAGAAATACTAAAGTTGATGCTTTTTCTGATAATCAGCTATCGCTGATTTGATCGCATCTTCAGCAAGCACTGAGCAATGAATCTTGACGGGCGGAAGTGCGAGTTCCTCCGCGATATCGCTGTTTCTAATTGCGGTGGCTTCATCCAGGGTCTTCCCCTTGAGAAGTTCTGTGACGAGGCTACTACTTGCGATAGCACTACCACAACCATAAGTCTTAAACTTAGCGTCTTCAATGCGTCCTTCATCATTCACCTTGATCTGTAATTTCATTACATCTCCACACGCAGGTGCACCAACCATACCTGTGCCCACTGATGGATCGTTCTTGTCTAACGAACCAACGTTGCGTGGATTCTCATAATGATCTAATACCTTGACTGAATATGCCATATAATATGTTTCCCCATTAATATAATACTTGAGTATTATTATACAGTATTTATTAACTAATATCAAGTCAAGAAAAAAGGTACGTTTCTCTGTACCTTTCTCCGACTTAACCTTTCTCAGATTATTTTTTCTTAACTAATGCTTTCGCTTTTTTAACTACGTCGTTAGCTTTAGCTTTGACAGTCTTTGCCCATGTAGGCTCTGGGAAATGCCAGCCGATGAAAGCACCAACTAACGCCCAAAATAACGCACATAACATTATTTTATCCTCCTTGTTGTAAACGGTCATTAACCACTGACCAGTCGATAATCCTCCAAATATTTTTTAGGTATTTGGATTTATCATGTTGGTAATCAAGTGCCCAGGCGTGTTCCCACCAGTCCACTATCAACATAATCTTTAAATTCTTTTTGTACTCGTGATTCTTGATAACTTTGATATCACCTTTTGGATCCATAAAGACCCAACCACTACCCTGTATGCTCATAGCCACACGCACGAATTCTTCTTTGAAGTTTTCGAAACTCTTCCAGCGTGTGTTGATTACTTCCGCGGCTTTGCCTTGGGGTCTATTACTGCTTGTAGGCACCCTTAGTTGCGGAAAAAATAGGTTATGTAGGGTAGCACCACCATAGTTGAAATCGTCGTCGCCTTCTTTAGCGTTCCAACGCTTGACATATCCGCTGGCCAGTTTGCCATAATGGTAGTCTAGAGTCGCTTCACTCATGACAGGATCCAAGTCTTTCATAGCATAATCAACTTTTTCTTGTACGAGTTTTTCTCTACGGGTGTCTGCTTCTGTGATTAAATCACGATATGTTTTAATTTCCATACTACTATTTATCGGACTCTCTAATCAATTTGCGATACTCTGTTTCTATTTCGTTTTGTTCTTTTATTTTTAGATTAGTAAATTCTATAGCACAGCCCGTCAATCCGAAAACGATTACGCCTACACAGAAACAGGTTAATAAGAACATTACGAAGTTATAGAATTTCATTCTGCCCACTCCTTGGCTTGTTCTAAAAGTTTCATGCTGGCTAGATTCTTAGCCTTGCTCTCACACATGATGTCAGCATAGTTAAGGAAACTTAATGCCCATCTATTAATCTTGTTGTTCCAATAGAAGTCACTGTGCGCTCTAAGTTTAGATTTCTTGTAACCTTGATCCAAGAGTTGGAAAAAGTTAGGTGCTGTGTCTGGATCGTGATCCACTAGATAGTCTTCTCTAGAAACAGAATAGTGTATCACAGGACGTCTAGCACCTCGCCAAGATTCTATGACTCCTTTGAATCTATCATCGCTAGGCATAATGTATTCGCCTGTGTGTACCCAATGGTGATGGATATCTAATACCAATGCGCAATCGTCTTTAAGCTCGAGGCTGTCTTCTATGCCCCAAGTCATCTCATCGTTCTCTATGGTTATGATATTGCGTGCTTCTGGTGACATACGTTTGAGAGCATCCTTGATGCCTTGAGGACCTCTGCGTCCTGCGATATGTACATTACATTTAAAGTCTTGGAAGGTTTTACCATAGCCCATCCAACGAGCCATGTCAGTGTGATACTCGAATTCTTCTATGCTACGTTCGACTATGTCATCGTTATCGCTAGCAAGCACAGTGAACTGACCAGGATGAAAGCTGAGACGAACATCCAGCGACCTAGCAAGATCACCCACCTTGGCAAACTCTCTTTCGCAAAAATCTCTAACTGCGGACTGCCGCCAAAACCACTTCCAATCAGACTGAGTGTATACAGGCAGTATGTCACTGCTAAGTCTAACCATTCTAAGATTTTTTTCAAGATTCCCTACCCTCTCAACGAGCTTGTAACAGGCCCGTATGTTATTTTCCATTAGTGACCACAGTTTATGCTCAGCATCATTCTTATGTTCATTGAGCCACCTAACTGTGGTGCTACCTGTATTTAACTCCTTGCAGGCATCCTTGGGTTTTATTGATTTTATTTGATCTGGTCCGTCGATCCATTTGCAGGCGAAACCTATGCGTTTTGTAGTCATATTACGATTATACTATCTCTATCGCCAATTGTCAACTACAAATTTATCTTGTACTTCTGCTGGATTAGGATTACCGTGGAATACCGCAACACAGCATTCTAATGGAGGGACCACATCGTTTCTAACTTCTCTAAATTGTCGGACACCATTTTTCATGTGTAATTCTTCTCTAGATCGTATTTCCCATTTATAACTCTGTATCCATTCTATAGGCCAAAATTTTATAATATGATTCGATGTTTTCCATATCCAGTCCTGATCTCCTTGTAATCGCATAGCACCTCCTGGATCTTGAATAAATTGATCCCAAATATGTGTTTGTGTTCCGGCGTTCCAAGATAATACTGAACTGTTTAGATATTTCCATGACTGATGAAATTTACGATTAAAATCTAATATTCCTACAAATTGATTAGTTTGATATGATAATAGTTTATCTATATTATCGTGAATAACAACATCCAAATCCATATATAATATTCTACCCTGTAAAGGCAAGGTAGGATCGAACATATGAACTTTATGCCACCATCCTTTTGCGTAACTATGATTAGGTCTTACAATACTGCGAACGCCTTCAATAGGATGTTGATCATCGGTTAAACACACAAATTCATAAGGTAATGTTGTATGTTTCGCAACCATATTTCTTAATTTTTCTACATATTCTTTTCCGTACTTATTACCAAATCTAACACATAAGATATTGGTTTTTTCTCCATTATTATTTTTTAAGAATTTAGATTGTTCTTTTCTTGCTTTATTTTTTGCCTTAAGTGCTTTTCGTTCGGCTTTAGTTAGATTTTCTTTTGACTGTTCCATATATCTCTTTTAAGTCTTCTAATATATCTTTCAATGTATCTAATCTAACCATGTTAGGACCATCGCTGGGTGCGTTGTCTGGATCTTGGTGTACTTCTAAAAATACACCAGACACACTGCCTGTGGCTACAGCGGCACGTGCTAGATATGGAACCATGGTCCTATCTCCACCTGTGCTGTTTCCTAAACCTCCTGGTTGCTGTACAGAATGTGTAGCATCAAATACCACAGGGTATCCAGTCTCAGCCATAGTAGGAAGGCTACGCATATCTACCACTAGATTGTTATATCCAAAAGTAGTGCCACGCTCTGTTAATAATATCTTATCGTTGCCAGTGGATGCTATCTTTTCTGCTACCTTGGCCATATCCCAAGGTGCTAGGAACTGTCCTTTTTTGACATTAACCGTGCATCCTGATTCGCCCGCGGCTATTAATAAATCAGTCTGGCGACAAAGAAACGCTGGAATCTGCAAAACATCTATGCCAGCATCTTTGCAAGGCATGATATGTTCTTTCTCGTGGATATCAGTTAATACTGGAACACCAAAAGTATTCTTGATATGGTTTAATATTTCAAGACCTCGATCGATACCAACACCACGCTTGCCTGTTAGGCTAGTACGATTGGCTTTGTCATAGGAACTTTTGTAGATGAATTGTATTCCTAGTTTGTTGGTAATCTCTTTTATAGCGCCTGCGAGATATTCAGCGTGTTCTTGGCTTTCTATCTGGCAAGGTCCTGCTATGATAAAGAAATCGTTGGTATTAATCATCATCCTTTTCTTTTGGAAATAAATGGCTGGTCATTTCTACATCATCAACATCAGCTAGTTCACGGATCTTATCTAGATCTAACTGATCCTCGTTTTTCATGAATGACACTATGATAGAAAACACCACTATCATCAATAGTATTAATATTCCAAATATTTCAGCTAGTCCCATTTGTTATCCCTCGTATATCGCTGAGTTAGCACCATGCTCTGCACATTCTACTGAATGCACCCAACAGCGATTGTTTGATTGTTCTCTGATTAGTTTGTCTGCAAATTTAAATGCGTGTTCAGCAAACTTTTCTGCACCAACGCCATCCATGACTACGATCTCTGCTAGATCCATTTCTTGGAGTTCCATGAACTTATCTAAGTAGGGATCATTTTTGTCAATGGCAGTTTTGTGATCAAAATGATCTTCTAACCATTTTCTAATCTGTTTGAGTCCACCAAAGTCCACAGCCCAGTTCTTGTTGTCCAAATGATCACAAGCGAATGTAAATTTAAACTGTAAGCTGTAGCCATGCAATAAATGGCAATGTGAATGATCAGCATTAGGTTGTCTAAAGCATGCCGACAGCCCGATGTTATGTCCATAAGTTTTTGTAGAATAATATTTTGCCATCTCTAGTCTCCTGTTTAGTAGCAAGTTTGATGACACGCAGAGTATTTAGAGTGGGATGAATGTCTTAAGTCCACTTTAGTTATTATATAACCAAGCGTATTTAACGTCAATCCTTGTAGGTAGAAATATTTTCAAAATGGACATTATTTTTTGATTTCCATATGCTTGGCATCGTCCAGTCTAAATCATTTAAAATTGTAAAATTAGATTCAGGAAAATAACGAAAAACTTTTTCTATTTGATATACCCAGAAACTATAATCCACACCATTAGAATCTTCTTTGGAATAATTATCAGTTCCTTTATAAATGTTATTGACTTTGTTTTTTAAGGTCGGATATAGATCAAATCCTAATAGTTTAATATCTTTAAATCCTAATGTAGCCGCTACTAATACTGCATAACATCCACTGCCCCAATGTAATGGTTGATCTTGTTTTCTTTCTCCAGTGTAGGGAAGATTCGGTAATGTTTTAGTATTTTTGTGTTTTCTTATTTTAAAATAATATCTCCACCAATCGTCTCGAACATAGATAACGGTATCTTTATTATCTGGATTTTCAGTAGCTTCTTCAGCCATTCTTCGATCACAACATATTAAATGATCCGCTATGAAATTACGATGAAGAGCATTACATCCTATAATGGTATAATCTGGTTGAAAGTTTTTTAGGTTAATGCCCTGACGACTCTCACCGTTTCCGATGACTAGTGCCTGATACACTTATGATATGATACCGAACGGTCTCCAAATCCCAGGAGCACCATCTCTGGTACATACCCAACCTATGGGATTTCCTTCACTTGGTTTAGAGTTCCACACGATATCTCCTTTGTTAAATGCTCCGCCTTGTGGTGGTTCATCTCCACTTAGATGCAATTTATCGTTAAATCTAATAGCACCATTAACGTGTAAATCAACTCTATTATCTGGATTAGAAACGTTTATTCCTACGTTACCGTGAATTGTTGTTTTAGATTGAACAGAACCTATTTCAATATTTCCGTTTCCTGAAATACTAATCCTAGTAGTGTCACCAGTGACGATATCAAATGCAACATTCTGATGAGTACCAACAAATCCTTTTGATTCATCTTTGGTACCTAAAGACACTTCGATCATATCTTCAGCAACTGTTAATGCCGCTTTAGGTTCTTCTGTACCTAGACCGATCCTATCTGAGTCTGCATTATAAAATAAGTAACTATTAATATTAACATGTCCATCAACAGCTAACCCTTTTAATCTGCCTAATTCTCTAATGTTACTTTTTGTTACACTAGGACCTAATTCAGTTTCATCTAAAACTTTATTTCCATTAATGGCATAGTATTTTTTATCGTGAACATCTATAGATTCACTTGAGAAAAGTGTTCCTCGATCAGTAAGAATAAATTGTTTGGTATTACCTTGACCTTTCCAGATAAGTCCTTTTGAATGTCCATCAAATTCTATCGATGTCTTTTTATCAAATTGTATATTTGCATTGAGATGCTTGACTTCTAAGGTGTCTGCTTTGATAGTTCCTTCAACGTTTAAATCGTTCGAAACTATTCCAACTTTTAGTCTATCAACTTCAACTCCAGATTCGCTGAGAGTTAATTGAGTCTTTTTAGCATTGTCTTGTATACCAGCACTAGAAAAATTAAGTATTTTTCCACCATTAATTTTATCTCCGCTGATAGCTCTATCAGGAAGATTAGTGATTAACTCTAAAGGATTGGTTTCAGTATTGCCAGAGTTCTGGCTTTCTAATGCATCTGCAAGTTGCGCTAAGGCTTGATCGAGGTGTTTTCTATTCATGATACTTTATTTATCATGAACGGTTATTGTACTTTAAGTAGTACTGTCTCCTCGTTGATGCGTCCGTTGAGCTTGATTTCAGTGGTTTTGATGTCATCTAAGAACTTACGTAACTGTACTTTGCCAGCTTTTTTAAACTCTGCTAACTGTTCTACAGGCTTGCGTAAAGTTTTTTGTACGCTTAGATTTTCATCGAAGAACTGTATGCTGGTGCCTTTTATGGATAATTCACCGTGTTCTATAGCAACATATTTGCCTAGTTTGCGTGTTTTAGAATTATAGACCCAAAGCTCTTCTGCTCCTATGATATCTACAGGATTGATTGACACTGTTTTCGTGACCTCATCAGCGGCTTTGAACTTGAGTTTCTTAGCTAGTTTCTCTGGTTCCGCTTTTCTGATTCTAGGTTTGCGTGCTACTTTGCTTTCCTGCTGTATCATATCACAGGCACCTATGATGTCGTGCAAGAACGTATTAAGTTTCTTTAGATTAGATTTGCTTAAATGACTGTAACCTTCTATGATTTGTTCATCACTGCCTTCTAATGCTTCTAGAGTTTCTTCATAATCTTTGATATAAAAATCTCTAATGATTCTAGCGTGTGCGGCCTTGACTTCTTTAGCACGGAATAGATTTAACACCTTGATGCTTTTAGGGTCGAACTTGTCAGGATCAGTATTGAAATCAAATAGTGCATCTTCGATCTCAGTGGTCATCCCCAATGCTACTTCACGTAATCTTTCCTGTATGCTAGGTTGTGGAGCGGCATCCTTTTTCTTTTCTATCTCATCGCCTTCTTCTGCATCGTCTTTAGACTCTTCGATGACTTGTTTGAGTGCATTAATGACATAGTCGGCGGCATTTCTACCTTGATTGAAATCTTCACGTACAGCTGGCATGCCTCTGGTTAGGTTAGCGATAACAGCGGCTATAGAAATGTTGGTTCTCCAATCTTTGCCTCGCTTATAGAGAGCTATTTCTTCTTTGGAGAAACCGTTTTCCTGCATCCATTTGATGATTTTAGGTTTTAGTTCTTTGACAGAGCTTTCCAAACGGAAGTGATCCATGCTACGCCACCAGTTCCGCCTGTACTGTTCTGCTGTCCAGGTTTCATGTCCGTCCCATTTCACAGAACTTACAGTACCTGTACTGACATTTATTAATCGTTTCGCTTTTTTCTTAGACGCCATCGTCACTCCAAAGTTCATTAATGTCTGTTATTATATCTCCGCTCTAAGAAAAGAGCAAGCAAAATTGGTAAAATTGACTAATTATTCTCCGTCAATGTAAAAAATCAGTGCTACTATACCAGCAACTAATCCTGTAGAAAGTAATGCGTGTAATGTTCCTGCAGTTAAACCAAACACCTGGCTACCAATCGACAACAACAGAACGCTTAACCATGCTAAAATTTTACTTTTCATTTAGTCTCCTTATGTTAAATTAATTGATGCGTAGTAGCCTTTACCTGTGGTATCATAACCATCAAAGCCTTCTAGTTCTTCACCGTCATAATCAACACCAGTGATTAATTCCCAACCTTCAAAATCTGTAGTATATATCTTTAACTTGCTGGGATCGAATGGTTGTTTAAGATGTATATCCGCCGCAAAGAACTGTCCTTTTTCTGAGGATTGCACACAGAAATAACCATCTACATCATCCCAGTCACTGGCATAGGTTTCACCCTGCTCGAGTTGGACACTGTGTTTTTCTTCTAGTTCCCAAGATAATCCTTCATCAAACACTGTCTCACCTTTTTCATCTTCGACTTGGATATGATTAAGATCGCTAAACTCACAGCCTGACAGATTATCTAAATGACCTTCAGTCTCGTACCAAGCACCATCATTACAGAATCTCGCTTCTTCAGGTACTGAATTTTCTTCTTCCTCATCTAACCAGCTCGTACAATGCTCGATGATATCTGCTTCGTCTTTGTCCTTCCAGTATTCGTACTGTGCTTCATTGAGTCGTCCAATAGCGATCTCACCACCATAACCCCAAATAGTTAATTTGTAAGTTGCTGGAGTAAATTTAAGGGTTTCTACTAATTCTTGTTTTTCTTGATTTGTTGCCATAATATCACCTTTCTAATTATGATACAAGCATTATACTACCAATATATGTATTTGTCAATCAGAAAATGTGTTGAGAAATGACCATACAGCTTATCCATACCCACAATGTGTTGAATGCTACTAACGTAGGTAACAACTTTTTATTGCTGGCCCATATCAATAGTATACTGGTAATAAGAGTAAAAAAATATAACCACCAGATATGAACACCAAAAATTAAACCAGGAACTATTATTATGGCTTTTGTTACCCAACTAAGAAATTCTACTTTATTATATGAAGTCCAATAATTAGATTCTTGCCACATGCTATAGCAATCTAGAATTTTTTTAAATCCTATATGATTATAACTTATTAATATAATTATTAACGAAACTAATGTTGCTGATAAAACTTGTATAAATGACATATTAAACTATATCTAATGTCATAGGAAATATTTCAGAAATAACTTTAGCACAGGAGTTAGCTATATCCATGTGTTCTTTTTGGGTTCCGTTAGCAGAACGTAGATCGATATAGTGTATCCATGAGCGCAGAGTACCGTTCATATACAATCTAGTTTTGGTATTGCCTTCTGGTAAGACAGCACGGGCTTGTTCTTTGGCGATGCCATTAGCGATAGCCCATTCATAAGTTCCTTTGGCTAAATCGATAACATACTGCTGACGTTTTTCCCATTCTTTTTTAAGTTCATCATTATCAACATCGATTGAGTTCTGTCTGTTTGTGGTGTCCTGTAGTCGTGCCTCACGTAGGACAAACTGATCACCAAACTCTGCTGGATCCGCATAGCGTTGGCTGAACTCTTGGAATGAGAATGAACGATGTCTTACTATCTGGTGTGCTATGTCACGGGTAGTGTTGATCTCTAAACAGGCTGATACCATTTCTAATGGTGACCAATGTTTATGCTTGATTAGATATTTGATTAATTTTTCAGATGTTTCTTTGTTCATCTGGTTTGATGGATTTGAAACCCTAGCACAGAATGCTATAAGTTCCTGGCAATTTTCTCCAAATCCTAGTTCGGCCGGAGCCTGACTGTAAGAAATTAATTTAATAATCGATTGATCCATCGTGGTCGTCTTCCTCTTCTAATTCACAAAGGCTTTCTAATGTTTTGTAATGTTCATAGGCTTTACGCAGTGCCGCGAATTTCTCTAATTTCTTAGAGTCTGGAGTCAAGATAGCCAACCTGGATTCCACCTTGTCCATAAACTCTTTGAGACTGCGATCACCTATTTTAACATCACCACTCTCTGGAACTTCTATATTATCTTGTTGAGGATAAGCCCAACTATAGGTTGGAGTATAATCTATTCCCGTATCGATAGTTCCGTTATCACCATATTGGAATATACTTCCATCCTCGGCAATATCATCTAACAGTGCTTGGAGTTCTTTGTCGTTCCCGTCACCCATTAGGCTTTTGCTTCTTTCCTTGCGTTTTTCTCATCTGTGATTTCTTTACGACGAGCTTTAACTAACTTAGCTACTTCTTGTAGAGCTTTTCTAGCACGAGTACCAGCGGCACCATTACCACCTGTGAATTTAGCATCTTCTGCTAGGAATGTTTCAAAGTTAGCTTTTAATTGTTCTGTTGTATTTGACATTTTTTATTTCTCCGTGTAAAATGTAAAGCATAAATTAGCTATGCTTACAGTGATTATATAACCTCACAAAGAAAAAAACAACCTAAAATAGGCGCAGATAAGTAAAATATATGGAAAATTCATTCAAATCTATTCCTTTTGGACAGATTGTTAGGTTTGGACAGCGGACGATGTTAGATCGACCTCTGTTCTCAGTGAGCTGGATATTGGGTAGATTCTGTAACTACAGTTGCTCATACTGCTGGCCCTATGCTAATTCGCAGACACCCGACTACCAAACTATAGATGTATATAAAAACACGGTGGATGAGATCAAATCTCAGGCACGCAAAAACGGATTCACTGAATTCCACTGGAGCTTTTCAGGTGGAGAACCTACCGCCTACAAACACATGGAAGAACTTATACATCATCTAGACGATGGAGCCGCGCAGAGCATACACATGACTACCAATCTATCACCTGGTAGCAGATGGTGGAAGGCTTGGTTAACGGCAACAGCATATTTCCAACGCCGTAGCATCACAGCATCCTTCCACGCAGAGTTCGCCAAGGAACAGGAATTCGGTGACAAGTGCCTACAGCTGATGAGAAATGGAGTTTTCATAACAATAAACCAAGTCATGGTACCGGAACAGTTCGATGAGCTCTATGATAGGTGCCAGCGTTTCCACGATAGAGGAATAAACGTTACCTTGAAACCACAGAGCGATCCTACAGCCAGCCGGGTAATAGATGGATATACCGATGAGCAGATAGAAAAGATGCAGACAGGATTCCCACAGCAGGCCCTAGGAGAAGATTTATACCAGATAGCACTCTATGATGCGGAAGATAAAGAATATCTGTTCGATCAAGCGGAAAGATTCAACGCTTTTGGATTTAATCGATTCCGAGATTGGACTTGCAATTCAGGATATCAGAGTGTTATAATAAGAGAGGATGAAGTCAAACGTAGTTACAGTTGCCACGACGAACCGTTAGGCACCTTAACCAACGGCTTCACATTGTTTAACGAACCAGAAAGGTGTGTGACAGAGAGTTGCGTAAGCTCGGCAGACTCCAAGATACCCAAATGCAGGTAAGCATAGACACAGTGCTGTGTTGGATGGAAGCCATCCGCAACAGCAAAGATACCCATCGTACCTTAGAAGCATTCTGGCGAGGACAGATGCGTTCCAAGATATGGCTTTGCGAAATATTGTATCAACACGGACCGGCATTTCCTAGAACCGTTGATATATTCGGTGGATGGATAGGAACTCTAGCCAGCTTGTTGGTAGAAACTTCAGGTATATTGCCAGGACACATACGTAGCATAGATATAGATCCAGAATGTGAAGACATCGCTAGGACCATTAATATGGAAATGCTTAAAGTCGATAGATTTGAAGCTATCACAGCAGATATGTGTGACTTCAAGAGCGATGCAGAGTTAGTAATCAACACCAGTTGCGAACATATCACACAGGAACAATACGATAGATGGTTGGCAAATATGTCAAACGATTCGTTCATAGTGTTACAGAGCAATAACTATGTGATAGATGAACACGTTAGGATAGCCAATAGTTTGGAACATTTCAAAGAACAGAGCAATATAGAAACGGTATTCGAAGGAACCTTAGAACTTCCACTCTATGACAGATATATGTTGATGGGAAGGAAGCGTGTTTAATTACGATGAACTTAAAGGAGTACAGATTGAGATAACTAATCGTTGCCAGGCTAGTTGTCCGATGTGTCCTAGGAACATACATGGTGGAATAACTAATCCTTTGCTAGAAATCAACGATTGGAGTTTGGAAGATTTTAAAACCATACTACCAACATCACTGCTACAGCAGTTAGAGTTTGTCACGTTTTGTGGAGACTTCGGAGAACCTATAATCAATGACGACTTACCTGAGATGTGTCGATATCTTAGAGAAACTAATCCAGATATAACAGTTAATATCCACACCAATGGATCCGCTAGGAACGAAGAATGGTGGCGAAATTTAAGGAGATGCTTACCTGACAGGCACGAGATATTTTTCGCACTAGATGGATTAGTGGATACACATCATTTATACAGGCAAGGAACACAGTTCTCGAAGATATTAGAGAATGCTAAATCCTTTATAGATGCCGGCGGCAGGGCTACCTGGGTTTTCATAAAATTTAAACACAATCAACATCAGCTGGCACGGGCTAGAGAGATGTCTCGTGAATACGGCTTCATTAATATAGAATTCAAAGACAGCAAACGTTTTAAAAAATCTTTTCCTGTTTTAGATAAAGCGGGTAATATCACACACTACCTGGATCAACCAGAACATTCTGTGATAGAATTCGTAGGAAGGCAACAGCTAGAAGATTATCAAAGATGGACTAAAAAATCAGAAATCGATTGCATGGTTAAGAGAGATAAAGAAATCTATATAGATGCTAACTATGTGGTATCTCCTTGTTGCATGGTAGGAAGTTTTTTAAATACCTATTACGATAATGAGCTGTATCAACGATATGGATTGCTAGATGGTGATTCCATAGAACCTGTAGGCAAACAAATACAGGTCCAGGTGTTTGACATAGTAGAACTGCTAGGTGGATTAGAAGCTCTCAATGCCTTAACATCTCCAATCAAAGACATAATAGAAAATCCCTATTGGCACAAATGGGCTACCTCTGACAGCGATGCCTGCATAGTTATGTGCAGTGAGGATACACCTTACATAAGTATAGAACAACAAAAAGCCACGGAGAAAAATGTATAGTTACGATGAGATAAAGCATCTCCATTTAGAGATAACTTCAAACTGCCAGGCCAAGTGTCCGCAGTGTGCTAGGAATTATCACGGAGGCGTAGAGAATCCATTGTTGGAAGTTGTCGATATAGATGTAGCACGATTTAAAAAGATAGTTCCTGTTGATTTCATCAAACAATTAGAAGTTGTATCTATGTGTGGCAACTATGGTGATCCTATAATCAACAAAGATTTGATACCGATAGTGGAATACATCAGACAAACAGACGATACCACCAAAGTAGATATACATACCAACGGCAGTGCCCGTACAGAAGAATGGTGGAAAGAACTAGCCATAACACTGCCCGAAAATCATCAAGTGAATTTCGCATTAGACGGACTAGCAGACACCCATCACTTGTATCGCATTGGCACGGACTTCGATAAAATAATCAAGAATGCCAAAGCGTTCATTGATGCTGGTGGCAAAGCCCGCTGGATATTCATCAAGTTCAAACATAACGAACATCAAGTAGAATCTGCTAAACAGTTAGCAGAACAGCTAGGGTTTGATAGTTTTTTTGAGAAAGAAACTTCTAGGTTTATAGGCGATCCTTGGTTTGATGTTTTTGACAAAAATGGTAATGTTGAATATAGATTAGAAGGACCTACAGAAAGCAAGTTAGTTTTCGTAGATAGGAAAACCGTAGAGAACTATAAAGAAATATTCAAAGGTGCTGAAGTCACATGTGCTGTAGAACGTGAGAAAAGCATATACATAGATGCGTGGGGAAGATTATGGCCCTGCTGTTTCACAGGTGCTGTGCCTTACATCTATGTTCCGCAAGGACAGTTAGGATACCAATATCGCGAAGATGCTAGAGATAGTTTAATGACGTTGGTAGATAAGATGGGTGGTATGGATTTTCTGAAGATTGAGAACTCCAGCATCAGAGAAATAGTAGATAGCCCAGGATGGCAGACAGAATGGGATCGAGGATTTGAAAACAAACAGCCAGTATGCGTTAGGGTATGTGGAGAATTTGAAGAACCAGTACTAAGCCAAAGCAAGGATCAGTTCATAGAACTAGAAAAATTCAATGAGTGAAATTAAAAAATGGCAGGATAAGATAGAAACGCTGTCAGGAAGTAAAACTTTCTGCGTGTTGCCTTGGATACATTTCGCTACACGTCCTAATGGTGATATGAGATTATGCTGTAATGCTAATTCAAGTGGTGCAGGTGGGGATCACGAGATCGGATTAGTCAAGAACGAAACAGGACGTCCTGCTAACTTCGGTAAAGAAACTCCTATGAGCGCTTGGAACAATGAATATATGCGTTCAGTGCGTGACACTATGTTACAAGGTGGAATACCAAAGAGCTGTAGCAAGTGTTTCGTTGAAGAATCTAAAGGAGTAGTCAGCAAGAGATTATGGGAAACAGGCACCTGGATAGAAGAAGGTATAGATGTTCCTGAACTGATAGCTGAAACACAAGAAGATGGAACCGTTCCTGAGAATCTAGTCTATCTGGATCTTAGATTAGGACATACCTGTAATTTAAAATGTATAATGTGTAGCCCACACGACAGCAGTCAGTGGGTTCCTGAACACAAGAAAGTATTCCCACTGTTCAAAGATCCTGAAATAAAAAGACAGATGGATTGGAAAGCCGATGAGTTCAATAACAAATGGCACGAGAATCCTGAATTCTGGGAAGAGATGTATCGCCAGATACCAAATCTCAAACAGGTTTATTTCGCAGGTGGCGAACCGTTGGCTATCAAAGAACACAAACAGTTCCTAGAAGAGATTATAAGACAAGGATATGCTGATAAGATACTGGTACGTTATAACACCAACGGTTTGTTGATTAACGATGATACCATAGAGCTGTGGAAACGGTTTAAAAAAGTTAAAGTAGGATTCAGCCTCGACGGCACGGGAGAACGCAATAGGTACATCCGTTATGATTCGGACTGGGCTACCATAGAAAAGAACCTACATCTATTAGACAATGCTCCGGACAACATACAAGTCAGTATAGCCACTGCTATACAGATAATGAATATCAAACATCTACCAGATTTAGCACGTTGGAAGATTGAACAGAAGTTTAAAAAAGTCAATTTTGAAAATGTCACGGGAGGTATAGAAGCAGGCGGCGGAATAATCAATATGCATCTATTATATATTCCTACGTTTTTAAGCATTAGATGTCTGCCTGAAGGAGACAAACAAGAAGTGCGTGAGAGATTCCGAGAGCTAGGTGATTGGTTGTTTGAACATTATCGTAAAGATGATTACTACTGGGCTATAAATCCATATGGTTGGCAACGATGGCAAGCGGTGTTAGATTTTATGGACGGTGATGATCATAGTTATCTATTACCAGCATTCAAAGAATATGTTAATACCATGGATCAAGAACGTGGAACCGATTTTGCAGAAACTTTTCCTGAGTTAAAACATCTAGTATGACAGAAATAGTACAGGTATTGACAGATAAGAAACAGGATCACCTACGCATAGAATATATGGTAGGTAATTACTGTAACTATAAGTGTTGGTATTGTGGTCCTCACGCCAATGGTGGTACTCATCGATGGCACAAAGATGTAGATTTCCTGTTAGATAACTTCCGTCACTTGTTTGATTACTACATTAAGCACGGTAAAACTAATTTTGAATTAAACTATGTAGGTGGAGAACCTACATTATGGCCTGAGATAGGTAAATTCACTAGAGAAATCAAACGAGATTACAATGTATTCGTTACTATGACCACTAATGGTTCTAGGACTATCAGATGGTGGGAACAGAACGCAGATCATTTTGACAAGATCAGATTCAGTTGCCATCCTGAATTCGTAGATATAGATCATTATATCAAGGTATTAGATTTAGTCTATTCTAAAAACATAGGAATGAATGCCTTAATCCTAATGGATCCGACTAACTGGGATAAGTCTATAGAGATCATCGAACGATGTAAAACCAGCAAATATCCTTGGTTTATCAATGCTATGGAAGTGTTTTCAAAATATCAATATACAGAAGAACAACGCAAATATATCTCAAAAAATATCAAACGCAGTTCTCCTATATGGTGGATAATGAAACACGAAACACTGTTTGAAAAGAAACCAAAGATAAAATACGATAACGGTAAAATTAAAAAAATAAATCGAAACTATCTCAGCCTTAACGATAAGAACTATTTCAAAGGTTGGGTTTGTAATCTCGGATTAGAAAGCATCAACATACAGAAAGATGGTAGGATATCTGGTGCTTGCCATAATAAACTGTTCGGTATGCGTGATTATTATAATATCTATGACGAAGATTTCAAAGAAAAATTCAATCCTAAGTTAATGCCAACTATATGCGAAGTAGAAAGATGTTGGTGCCAGCCAGAACAGTTATTAACTAAATCTAAACTTCCGAGCCAACACCCCATTTGGTGATAGGAATGTCAGAGGCGCAGGTGCAGTAGTCTCTGGTACACGTGATGGGCTCATTGGGCAACTTGAATGTATCCTTGTAGATGTTCCCTAGACTGCCACCTACCCTACAGGTAGCACGATGTACTTCACCATCCCAATTAATCATTAGGCTTTCTATACCTGCGTTACACTGCCAACCTTTGTATTGATTTAGATGTTCCTTGATGACATCATTGGCGTGCATTATGCGTTCATCATCTACACGACAGTTAGGTTTCGCTGTGGCTTCCTGTGCTAATAACCACTCTAGATCCTTCCCATCATATCTCATATCGTCGAATATGTTATGATCCCCTTCTGTCCATCGTATCCTACGGACAGCATATCGTATTCCTTTTTCTTGGAACTCTTTTACTACTTTTTTAACTTCACTGATATAATCATGATGCGCCATTATATTCACGAAGAAATCTATCTCAGTATTGTCATAGAATTCGTTAATGACCCTAACTATCCTACGCCAGTCGTGTTCGAAATGTAGGCTGAACACTAGATGATTGTAATAGATTTCGTTTTCCAAATACCAACGGCTACCTCTAGTACCATTGGTTGTTAGATTGACCCAGAATATATCCTTGCGTTTGAAATAATCTAATAGCTCTTCTATGTCAGGATGTACCGCGGGTTCGCCTCCCGTGAGACTGACACGCAACGGCTTTCCTATCTCAACTAGTTTATCTACGGTCCGTTCTAAAAGATTGATATCTGTATGAGGACTGTGATTATCGTGTATAGTATCAGGACAATATGTACAGTCATAGTTACAGCGTTTGCCGAGATTCCATTCTACCTTGAGCTGATCCTGATGTGGCCATACTGATGTTATTTTATACATACACTTTTAACTTTATTATATTTTTCTATTGTTTCGATTATCTCTTCTTCTGTGTAGTTATCAAATCCGCTTTCTAAGATATTAAACATTGCCACTGGTATTAATCCTAAAGACAGGTTTTCAAATTTTAATCCTGTAGATTTATACCAACTGTTGAAATCTTCTAATTTTTTATAGAAAGTTTCAACGGTAGTCGATGGACCGAATTTAATCATAAAATCTGCACTATAATATTCTAAAGGACGGATGTTATCAATATCTACAATGCTATCACGATCTTTATATACATCAAGCAAAGGCTTTCCTACCTCACAATAGTTTATATATATTTCACCAAATTTCCATTTAAAAGTAAATTCTTGATAGTCTTGTTCTTCCAATGGATATCTAGGTCTATCTTCAAAAGTTACTACAATACTAGGATACCCGCTATCTCTAAGAAAATGTTCATATTCATGTATTAAAACATTAAATCTATCGATAGCCTGCTTTACATGAATAGGTGATGTATTATAAAAATCTGTACCTGTTTCTATGTGTCCTCTTAAATTTTCAAAGAATTTGTGTAGGTAATTTAAATCTTCCTGATTTTTTATATCGATATTGTTAATAGTTTTAGGAGAATGTTTATTAACTGTGTCTATCTGTATTTTTAAATTTTCTTTATAGTATTCTTGATTTTTATTAGGCCACCCTTTAAACCTATCCGACTCGTATATATTATAGTTTTGATTTATTTCTTTAGCCCATGATTGAGATATGTCATTCTGATAAACATCAAATGTTAAAGTTATTAAATCCTTATTATTAGATAATGTCAAATCTAAATTTTTATACATAAGGTTTAAATTCAGGTACTATGTTTTCTATAGGGCCTTGCCGTCTGGTGGCATCTAATTTTCTGTTAAACTTTAGGAAATCATTCCACTTATCGTTTTGATCTCTAGCTTTGAGATAGTTAATGTTATCCTGTATCTGTCTTAAAGTTATACCTAACAGTATCGGATTACGTTTAACAAAATCAAAATCTTTAACCTTGTTACCTACAGCAGTTAGTCTTTCTATAGCTAGTTCTTTTAATGGTTGTGGCAATACCTGTGCTGATAATAGATTAGGATAGCTGACACGATGACTATAGAAAACGATTTCTAATTCATCTAAGAAATGTTCTACACATTCTCCAGCCTGTAATATATTACCCGCTTGTGCAGTGAAAGCTCCTACCACCCTAGATACATTTGGTATCTTCTTTATCTCTTGGATATTATCAACCACCGTTTGGAACTTACTGTTTCCCCGTATGTATTCATATACATCAAAGATACCATCGATGGATACATTAACAGCAACAGATTTAAAACTAGGCCAATAGTCATGAACGGTCCTTCCTCCTTTTATACCCAATGTAGTGCCATTGGTAGCATATTTTATTTCGATGTTCTCACCGTAAGGTTTCAGCATATCTAATATCTTGTAGTGATGAGGATCCATCAAGGGTTCGCCACCCGCGAATTCTACCCTGCGGAAGTGTGGTAATAGTTTCTCGAATGAGTCCCACCAATTATCACTGTCATCGAAAGGACCTATATACTTGCCTCGATTCAATTCTAATCTATCTATAGTCTGTGGTAAGAAGTTTCCTTCTTTCTCATAGAAAGGTTTAATCTCATCCCAATCAGTCCATGATGTAGAATCTAATGGATGGCACATACGGCACCTAAGATTGCAGAGATTGTTTAATTTTATCTCCATGGTAGGCAAATCAAATGGCATGGTATAATCATCACGCAGTTTATCAAGTGCGTTAGGATATAAATTGATGCGTGCTTCGGGTATCTCACCTTTGATATGTCTCTGACGCAGGCTTTCAACACCTTGGTCCTCTAGATCGAAACAAGGTTTGCAGGCTTCAGGACGCTCTCCATCCAATATCTGTTTCCTCACTTCTCTCATAGCAGGACCATTCCAAGTGTATTCCAATGTTTCATCTTGAATCCAACCTATAGGAGCACTGCGACAGCAGATTTTTATAGCGCCATCCTCACGGGTCGCAAGCCCCGTAAAAGGATGCATACAGAATGTTTTACTTTGTTTGTTCAATAGCCCAATCTCTTTCTTTACACCAAAAGCATTTACCGCAGGTAGGTACTAATACTCCGATATGATAATTAGTGTAATCTATGTTTTTAAATGTACCTTCACAACTCCTAGTTTTGTCAAACAAATCCAATAGTTCTTTGTTCCTATATTGCTTAACCACCCAATCTTTTTGTACAAAACGGAATGGATGACACGCTAGTCTGCCCATATGTTCCATTATCGTTAGGTGCTTATTATCTTCTGAAGGTTCTACATCTCTAGGAGATAGTCCTTTAAAACTTGCGTCTTTTGGATTTTTAGTTACAGCGTTGAAATATACAGGAATGTCTAACTTATGGCATAGATATTCAGAGTATGCTCTAGACTGTATGTTATCACCACTAACTGTTTTTCCATACTCGTCCATAATGTTAGGTCCTTGCTCTCCCCATTCTAGATCAGGAGCGGTAAAATTCTGATGGCGGCGGATATCTATATGCTTGAATTTGTCAGCAAGATATGAATAGACACGAAAACTATCCCATTGTTGCCAAGGTTTAGTCTTCCAACATCTTATATGTGATATAACATGTATAGGAATGTCGTGTCCTGATTCTGTGACGAATTCGCACAATAAATGCGCCAATAGAGCACTGTCAGCACCACCACTTAAACTAATGGCTATGCTGGACCAATTCTTATCAAAAGGTATTTCAACCCCATCTACGATTTTAAAATCCATAAGGTATTTAATCTTACTAGGCATGGTGGTAAATATTTCCATGCTTGATAAAACTAATTATACAGTCTCTGAACATCTATTTCAAGAAGCACAGAAGAATATACCAGACTTTGGAGACAGCCTAACACTTAATCAAACCGCTGGTAGATTTTTCAAAGATCCATGGATAATCAAAGATGAGTTCATCTCTACAGTCTGGGAGGAGATTTTGGATACAATTCCGGAAGATAAAGGCGAAGCGAGGTTAATACGACTAACACCTGGCGAAGCATATCCTAGCCACGCTGATATCGATGACAGATGGCATCTAAATATCACAGGAGATAACAGTTATCTCATTGATTTACAAGAACAGCAACTACACCGAGTAGAACAGGATCAAACATGGTGGAGCATGGATGCTGGCAGAAAGCATGCCGCGGCTAATCTAGGTAGCGAAGATAGGATACAGCTGGTAGTAAGACAATTATTACCCGACACAGATATCAAAGATCCAAAAAAGATTAAAATCACTCTC